CCTTCTTCACTCGCCCAACCATCAGAAAGATATATTTCTTTCATCAAACCAAGTTGCCCTTCAGTATTTAACACTTCAGAAGAATGGTAGACAACATTACAATATTCATTAATTATATTCATTACTTCCTGCATACGAGTGTGCGCAATAGGAAATAAACAAACAATATGTGTATTAGATTTAAGCTTTGCATATTCTAATGCTGCTCTTTTCATAACAGATTGTGATAATCCCCTTTTAATAAAGAATTCATAATCACACTCGATATGATAATTTTCATTTGGATTTGTGTTTCTAACATTAATAGGTCTCTGATGATATAGTGCTGCTGCTAATCTATGCCCACCATTTGCAACATGTCCGTCAGGATTTACTGGAACTGGTTCATCAACAGTATTATTAATTATGGATTTAAATGCATTATCAAAATCCTCGAAACCTTGTTTTCTTGGTGTTCCTTCATGAAAATTATTCCAAACTTTAAGATGCTCTTTGTATGCATTTTTATAATAATTGCTTGATAAATCCGACGCATACATATGCTTAATAGCAACATCAAATCGTTTATGTGTCAATAAATCATTTGGGTCTCTAGTTTCCAAAACATATATCCTTTTTTATATAATACCTTTTTCTACTAATGCTTTATAGTTTTCAATTTTTTCTCTTTTTGGTCCTTGTGGTGTAACTTTAGTTCTAATATGAATAAATCCAGCATTTTCGGGATTGGGTAAAAATGAACACTGACACCACTTTCTATCCATATATGCATCTTTGCGATTCATTTGAAGATTAGACTTATGTGCCAGTGTGTGAAAAATTCCTTCATCTTCAAAATGGTATGGTTTATTGTAGTTGTTCATCCAAGATTCATTACCACCAAGTTGTTCTCGTAATTTCTTGCGTAATGATCTATCCATTTTGTAAATCGCCCCTCCCCAATATGGACTTGCCGAACTAGAGATTAGAGGATACGTATTTACAATGTTTCTATGAAGTCTTTGTTGAACTTCAGCATAGAGACCTACTCCATATTCTTTAAATACATCTGTTGTCATGTCTCTAGGAGCAAACATATCAATATCTAGCATTAAAACTTGATCATAATCATCCCACTTTTCATCAATCATATGAACTTTCTGACAAGGCGACGTAAGATGTTTTCTAAAAGGTTTACCTCTAATAAGTTGATATTCAGCACCAACCATTTTAGCATACTCTTGGATATTTGTAATAGAAAGTTCATCAAGAGGCCGAAGTTCACCATCAAAGTGTTGCATAATTAAGTTTTTCATGGTCTAATCCCTGTCAACCAATAATGTTGCGACTGTAAAGGCCCGTCATTATCTCCACAAAACAAATGTTCGGTATTATGCTGTAATTTTTTTGCTAAATTTTTGAAATATTTAATATTATCTATTTCATTAAATATTTTATTATGTGCAATAAAAAACGATTTAAATTTATCAAATGGTATTTTGTCTCTATCGGGTAAGTCCATTTCATTTATGCTATGTGTACCTATGAGATGTGAGTTTTCTCCGGGGTCTAATTCATCCAGTGATCTATATTCAACTTTAATATTTTGCTCCCCTAACCAATATTTTTGTATGTCGTGCATGATCGGAAAGTCGTATATTACATATTTTTTATCATACCCATAGTTTCTTAGTGTCCAGGCCATATTACCATATCCACCACCAATATCGTGTATTTCATCAATACTATCTAATTCTAATTTCTTCAGCATAGTCTTTAGATACAATGATGATTGTAAAGTCACTAGGCTGAATTTATCTATGCAATATGTTGGATTTCCGGTTTGTGGGTCTGGTTTTAAAAAATCTAAATGATTGACCGCACCAAGATATTTTATTGCAGTTACTGTATCCATTCCGGGATGAAGGCAACGTCTGATTCTATTTCCCTTTAAGAAATTTTCTTTATTTTTAAATTCTGTATCTATATCTTTTAAAAAATTATCCCAAAGACTCATAGTAGTATATCCTTCATCAATTGCTCTACATTCTCACCCCGTTCTGGCAGTAAGTCTTTCAAAAAGAAATGCACAAAGTGGCATTCGTCAATCTTTTTGTTTGCACTATACAAACCATTCCATTTCCAGTCCATATGCTTCACAGGCACCTTACGAGACTTCATGAAGTAGTTAAGCAGTGTCTGGTCTGTAGACCACTTCCATGTTCCTACACCATCTACAAACTGCTGAAACTCATTCTGTGATACCCATTCTTTAGCTGGCATTTTAATATAGTCATGAAAAGACTGGTTCATCAACATCAGTCCCATATTAAAGAATTCATATCCAAGACTGTTTGGTTTAAAATCTAGTCCACGTTTACCATGCAAAGGTTGATACTGCATACGAGAATAGTTTTGAATCTTCTGTGCATACTTCTGATTGATTGCCATCTCACGTTCACAGACTGCACCAAATGGTTTATCAGTGCCAAAGTCTTCAAAGATACTAGGACTATTCGGTCTAATGTAAATATCAGAATCTACAATAGCAATCTGGTCATACTCAGGCAGTAGATCAAAGGCATTCTCTTTCTCAAAGATAGGTAGATAACCTAAACGAGATGCACCTTCACTTCGATTAGATGTAAAGGGATTGGGATTGATACGCAGTTTTGGTTTAGTCAAAACATAGTGTTCAATATCATGCTTGTCACAATACTCTGAAACTGAGTTGATACAGTGCTTGTAGAGTTTAGATGGTTTACCTACTGAGACCTGATAGATGAGACGTTTCATTGTTTACGATGTACCTCATTAATTTTACGGACAGAACGAATTAGAGGCAAGTCACCACCTTGACGTTCTGCAAAGTTTACAAATGCAACAATGTCTTTAGGTAAACAATGGCCACCCCAACCAAACTTATCATCATATCCCGGAACCTGATTATGTGAATGTCCAATACGGTTATCAATACCAAGAGCATAGACAGTAGAGTCATAGTCAAGTTCTGGATGTGCTTTCTGCATCAGGTTATAAAGATCATTAAAGAAAGTTACACGCATGGCAAGAAAAGAGTTTTCTGCATACTTGACATAACCTGCTTCTACAATATCAAGGAATGCTTCTTCTTTAATATCAATACACTCAGCAAAGACATTTGCCCAGCCTTCTGCTTGACTAGGATCACCACCAATAATCATTTTAGTTTCAGCAAGGAAGTCTTCTACAGAACTACGTCCACGCAGAAACTCTGGTGAGAAACAAACATTAGGATAGTTTTCTTTGAAGAATTGTAGTGTATCAATATCAGTAGTAGACTTAACCAAAATAGGTTTATCAAGACCAATAGTCTCTACAACATCAAGGACAATAGAATCATCACACTGACCATCTTCGCCTTGTGGTGTAGGAACACAGACTACAACAGCATCACAGGGTTGGGCAACATCACCTAGAGGATTATTATACTCTTCATAGGCAGGGTCTACAATATCATAATCAATATTCTCACCCTGATCAAATGCGGCAACCATTGCTTTGCCAACAAAGCCATAACCAACTACACAAATCTTCATTTAATTCTTTCCTTCAAAACATGATGACACAACTCAGTTACATCATCAAAACCTTTACGAAATCTATTTGCAGTATGACCTTTCTCTAAAAACCACTGCATACTATCTATAGTGCCTTGATATTTGTCTTCTGGTAAGACGAAACCGGAGACAAGTGTTTCATACCTGCTCCGGTAATTTAGATACTCAATAAAGTTCATTAGCATTACATCATTTTCAAATCATCAATGAAAGCAAGTTCAGAGTCAATAAGACCCTGAATAAACTCTTTTGCTTCTTCTAGTGTTGTGTCGTATCCAGCTGCTGAGTCTGCATACTCTTTAAGGAAGTTGTTCTGCTCAACATCCCACATTATTTCCTGCGTCTTTGTCGTCATCATCATCACCAAGTTTAAGTTCTAACTGTTCAGCATCTTTTTTCATAGACTTCAAGCGAGTAATAACTTCATCACCATCCAACCAAAGGTCACGACCTTCTAGGATATCTTTGATTTCATTCTCACTCAGGAATTCACTATACACCTTATTCATCAGTTTGTCAAACAGTTTTTTCTCAAAAGATACTTGAGCAAACATTTCTCCACCCTTACCAATAGAGATACCAGAATAGTTGTGGAACATAAAGGCAGAGTGTTCAGACACTTCAAAGGTATCAGCTTGTAGGAATACCATAGTAGCAGCAGACATACAGGCACCTTCAACAGATGCAATAATATTACCTTCAGACTCAGTAATACAACGCATCAGCTGAACAGCAGTAAACAAGTCACCACCATAGGAGTTAATATGAATCCTAATAATATCAGACTTACTGGCATTACGCAGAAGTTCAAACCAGTCTGTATATTGGTCAGCAGGACCAATCTCACCTGTTAGATAAAGGTCATGCTGCTGAACAAGAGACTTGTTAGAAAAGATTGTCTTATTCTTCTGTCCCATACCAAGTATTTCATCAAGTCCTAGAGGGTCCATGTTATTCATTATCTTCTTTTTCCACTTCAATATAACCAAGATCAGCACGACGTTTAGATTGTGCTGTATCGGTTTTGTTTCTAGATGACATTCGTTTTCTACCACACTCATTACAGACATGATAGTAGGCATAGTGCTGATTACGTTTGACAGTCTTTTCTACTACTTGAATAACACTATCAAACTTATCTATACATTCATTTAGAGTGCAGTATGTTCCATCTGGCTTATAGAACTTAACATCATCTTTTACTGTAGTCAGTTTCTGTGGTGCTAGTTCTTTACCAGTCTTAGTTTCACCCTTCAGGTTTACGTTGTTTTTGTTCTGCTTCATATTGTTTGATTGTTTCACGAAGTTTCTCCGTCCAGTCGTCACGTTGTTCTACAAACACAAGAGGATCATCGTTATCTACAGACATAATAGTTACTAGTTGGGTAATAGGCATCTTAGTGCGTTCTTCCCACATGATAGCATATCCTGACTCTTGCATGAAGTAGTTATAACAGTTGCTACGGGTCTTTCGTTTCTTGGAAGTCTTGAAGTCAATAATAGACAACTTACCATCAAACTCTGCTACACAATCAACACGACCTGCAACACCTAAATGATTTGAATACAAAGGTTGCTCTTGAGCATAGACTTTACCAATACGTTTATCAATGATAGGCTTAATCTGTTGGAAACTCTCAAGGATATGTGGAAAGTATCCTGCATCAAAGTCTTCTTTGTTGTCAATATAATCTTCAACAATCTGGTGAACAGCAGAACCACGGGTAGAAGCAATATGAGAAATACGGTCTGCTTCTTTGTCGCCTACACGTTTACGCCATGCAGCAATACCAGCACGGGATAGAATAGACAGGACTGTGGTAATAGAAGGAAGTTTCTTCTTGTCTTCTGTTACATACTTACGACCACTATCTGTATCTTCAGAGAGAAGGTCATCATAATCAAAGTGAACTTTAACATGTTCAAATGTTCGACGGTCAGTCATCATATTACTTTCAATAGTTTCATTATCAATGTATCACAAAAAAGGGGGTCTGTCAACCCCCTAATTTTATTGTGTATATCCTACAGTTTCTCGGACAATATCATTATGATTAAACTCAGCCCAATATACCTCAAAGGCAATACAGTCTTCTAGGCATTCAAACTGATGCATGACACCGGGTTTAACCTTTGTCCAGTCTCCAGTATGTAGCACAGTTTCATCAACTAGATCATAGTCATTCTGCCATACACGAATAAGAAGAGTGCCAGACTCTACATAGAAACCATTCCATTTAAATTCATGTTTATGCTTGGAACATACTCCACCTTTACGGGTTGCAATACGATGGAACTCTAATGCACCATTTGCTTCAATCAGTTCTGTTTGTCCCCAAATTTTTCCAGCAATAGTCATTATTTTCTATCCATCAATTCTTTAATCATAGTAATCAAACCAATACCGAGCAGACACACTACTACGAATGTGCCGATACCTGCTAATGCAATAATCACCGAACTGCCCATCCTAGTTCTTCATCTGCTTCATCATTTAGTACTGGATCGTCATCATATTCAATCTTTTTATATTTGCGAAGATACTTATCATCGTCTTCACTAACAATATTACGCTTGCTGCCTTTTGGTAACTCACCAAGGGTAATCTTTTTGTTCCGCCCATTCTTCTTGTTCCTTGGGTCAAAACGAGAAAACTTAGCCATTATATTCTATTATCTCCTTTTACTTAATGCCTAGCATTTCTTTGGTCATTATATAGTCTCTTACAAAGTCAGAACGAACAATGTCTTCCCAACCAAACTCAACAGTTGTAAAGTGCTTCAACTGCTCAATAATATTCATAAACATTAGAATACCATTTTTGTCTTTCTCTTTCTCAAAGTCAGACTGATAATAATCCCCGCACATCATAAACTTACATTCACGACCGACACGGGTAATAACAGAATCTAGTTCATGGAAGTTGAGGTTTTGCATTTCATCAATAATCAAAATAGTATTATTAAATGAAGTGCCACGCAGATGCGAAGTAGATTCAAAATGGATAGTTCCAGATTGCACCAACTTCTCCCAGCTGTCACCTTGACCGAATATCTCTGCGCAGATACCACGATAGGGTTTAGTGAATGGGTCTTCCTTCTCTTCTTTAGTGCCGGGAAGAAAACCTGACTCACGACTAGGAACTACAGACCTAATAATCACAATCTGATCATAAGGTGTTTCTTTATCAAGAACTTCTTCTAGTGCTAAAAAGAGTGCAACAAAAGTCTTGCCTGTTCCAGCAGAACCTGACAGAACTAGGTTATCGCCCTTTTCAAATGCTTCAAATACTTTCTCTTGATTTTTGGTAATAGGTTCAATATCAGGAAGGTCTTCTAAACGAAAACGAAGTTTGTTATTAGACATTGATTTTGTTATCTCTACCTGAAGATTTCTTAACCTTTTTAAGAATATCCTGCCACCCTTCACCAGCCATACGATGTGTAGACATACGACCTGTTACAGTTGCTGGCATTTTAAATACCTGAGACCATTCTTCATTTTCCTGAAGAAAGTTTTTAAGTTCAGAGTATGGACAGTTCATATTCATGTATTCTTCTGTCTTAGCATTTTTTACTGTGTAGACTGGCATTTTCCTAAACCTCTGGAAATAAACATTTGTCAATAAAAAGTCTTACATCATCTTCACCTAATCCTAAAGAAGTCATAGTTCTAGGAGTGTGAGGATTTTGTTTCTGATAATGTGCATATCGGTTCTGTGCTTCTTTACCTACAGTGTCTTGGACATAGGCATCATTGTAACTACCAATATGATTTAGGTAATATGATAAACCTTCATTTGCCATCTGTGAAATCATATCCATCTCAGATTCTTCTGAGACATTACCTGCTGCTACCATATGCCGACTAAAGATTTGCTTTGCCCAATCAGGAAGTTCTCTGGTCTTATTGTAACCATACTTAGACATAGTGTTACCAAACCAGTTTATCATTCTATGACTTTTATCAGTAGTTGGACTAAAATCAAAGAATGCACCTGTAATCTTTTTCTGTCCTGCAATCACATCAAACCCAAAGACAGGACCATCACTTTTTAAGTGTGGAAAGATACAAACATGCATCATCCAAAGTTTCTTGGTTTCTCTAGCATCAACTACATCTACATGCGCTCTGCGATAATCATTAGAAGTCCAAATACGATTAACCCAGCCGGGACGGTTAAACTGATCCATCCCGTCTTCTTGGATTTCTTTTCCTGTTGCATCTAACTCAGACTCAATATTCTTCTGAATCTCTACTAGTTTGTCCCAAATCATTTGATAACATGTCCAGTTCTAAAAAAATCTTATGGGCATAATCAAAGGCAACCATAGCCTCATCTGCCATATCATTATTTAGTTTTTCTTTTAACTTTTCTTTCAACATATCTTGATCTTCGTCAAACTGGTAGAAGTTTACAGGAAACTTATCACCAAGTCGTTTAGAGATAATCTGTCCACCTGACAAGTCTCCCATATGTCGGACATAGACATGTGCCAACAACTTTTCTCTATCTGCCCTGATATGCAAAAGATAGTTCATATACTCTTTAGTAAAGAAAAGAATAGGTGGAGTTGTATAGTTTAACCTTCTGTAGTCTTCCCAGATATTATCTGTGCGACAAACAGATTCAATACCGTCAAGACACCCCATACTCTTTGCAGTGTTCTCTAAGGCACCATATACAAATCCCATGTTATAGAGATATGCAGAATATTCTAATGCATTAACTTTACCCGAAACAAGCTTCTTAGCAAACTCAGAACGTTCTGCTGTCTTGTGATGGTGCATAGTTAATTCACGCAGTTTAAGCATTTTCATATACCCGATTATATTGATTGTTTACCTTAACAAATGTAGCACACTTTGTCAAGTCTTTAATTTGTCTAGCACCAATATAGGTGCAGGTAGAACGAATACCACCAAGAATGTATTGAATAGTGTCTGCTACAGGACCACGGTAAGGAACTAATATATCTCTACCCTCAGATGCACGATAGTTTTTTAACCCCCCTGAGTGCTTCTTATTTGCCTTGTCAGAGGACATTCCATAGAACTGCCGATACTCTACCCTATCAATAACAGGTTTATAACTTTCGTCATCTCTGATAAAGTAGTATTCATTTTTGTGGACATACTTGTAGACAGGTTCACCACCACCTTCATCATGTCCTGCCAGCATACCACCTAGCATTACAAAGTCTGCTCCTGCTGCAAATGCTTTTGCTACATCGCCCGGAGAAACGCAACCACCGTCAGCGACAATGTGACCACCAAGGCCATGAGCAGCATCCGCACACTCCATAACCGTTGATAGTTGCGGATAGCCAACACCAGTAACAATACGAGTTGTGCAAACACTTCCAGGCCCAATACCCACTTTAACCACGTCAGCTCCATTTAGAATCAACTCCTGTGTCTGGTCAGCAGTAACTACATTTCCTGCAATAATAATATTATTTACACCACAAAGTTCACGGATAGACTTCACAAACTGGACATACTTTTCCATGTAACCATTTGGAGTATCAATACAAATAATTGGATACTTGTGTTTGAGTAGACGTACCTTCTCATAGTCTGCATCTTGCATACCTACAGTCAAACACAGACTTTCTTTCATGCGGTATTTGTCGTCAATATCTGCATGTAGGTGGAGATTAGTCAGTTCATCTACAGTGTAACTCTTGTTTAGAGCTACCATCATATTGTCTTTGGCAAGAACCTTTGCCATTTCAAAAGTGCCAACACCATCCATGTTAGCAGCAATAATAGGGAGAACATCAATAACTCTTTGAGAGTGTGGAAACTTGAATGAACGAGTAAGTTTCACTTCTTTACGAGATTCTAGTGTAGAACGTTTAGGTCTTAAAAGAACGTCTGAATAATCTAACTTAGTATCACTCTCAATATGCATTTTTGTTTACTCCTAAAAAATAATGGTGCCGCAAGTAGGACTTGAACCCACAACCTATTGATTACAAATCAATTGCTCTACCAGTTGAGCTATTGCGGCATAATATAAAATGTATGCCACGATCCCACCATCCGACTATCGGAGTCGTCACTGCATACTCTATGTGGTTTGCCGGTTAACACCACACAGCATTGTTTGGACCACAGCATATCATCAGAGTGGACCAGTGCGCTAATAAGCTTTTTTATTCTTATACCTTCGCAACATATTCAATTTCATAGTGATTCTGGATGACTTCACGATGGATTTCAGCTATGTGACCTTCACCAAGAGTGCACTCTTCTTCATGCTCATTGTCACGCTCAACATTACGGTCAAACGCATCAAGAATGTAATCACGAGCTTCTTCAAAAGTCATGAACGTAGCAGAAACATGTTGCTTGGAGATGCCGCCGACTTCATAGTGAAAGTTAACTTTAAACATTTCAGGTCACCTGTTGTTGTTTGGTTATGTATATAATATAGTGTGCTTAGAGCAAAAAGTCAATAGTTTTTTTCAACTATCGTTTCGAATTTTATGCAAATTCTAAATCTACTGTTACAAAGTCAATCATACCTTCACCATCAAAGAATGGCAGTTCTACATCATCATAACGATCTTTCAGTAGAGTAGATGCATCACCACGAATTTCTACTAGTGCAGCATCATTCCATGTAGATACTTTTACATTCCAATCACCTGTAAAGATATTAGGGTCATCTTCTTCTACCCAATTCATTACAGCATTCAAGGTAAGTTGTGCATCAATACCTTCATCATCTTCTACAATATATTTAATACCAGCTTGCGGTTCTATCAAAACTTCATTGTCATGAAAGTATGTCATCAACGGAACTTCATTCTCTACTGTATCTTCTTTATCACCAGCAAAGAATTCGTTATAGACAATCCATCCACCGACAATAGCAGTGAGTGTAAGACCAACTGCACCTAATCCTAAAAATAGCATTATATTCTCCTATATTATATTGTTAGAGCAGTTTTGCGAACCCGGCAGGACTCGAACCTGCGGCCGTCGGATTAGAAATCCGATGCTCTATTCCAGCTGAGCTACGGGTCCGCAAAACTGCTCTAATACACTGTATCTATTGACCTGACAACATTGTGATAATAACCATTACCTTCACTCGATCACCAATACGATAACGTTTATCTACAACAGTGCTACCATACTGACCTTTCCATTGATAGTAAATCGTATAGTTATCTACTATAGATTCTACACGGTCAACAGACTGAATAGAACATTGTTTCTGTTTCTCATAACCGATAATACGAGTTTTATCAGCACGTCCTGCTTCTGCTGCAACTACACCACCAATAACTGCACCGGCTGCTGCACCTTCATCTTTATCTGTGATTGCTTTACCAAACAGACCACCGATGATAGCACCACCCAGAACTTCTAGTCCTGTAGCACCTTGACCCTGTACTGTATCATAGATAGGAACATCTACAAAACTACAAATGTTTTTACGAACAGGAGTTACCAGTTCAATATAGTTAGGTGTGACAGATGTAATAGTTGCATAGACAGTATCATCTGCTGCTGCTTTGACAGGAATAGTCAGGGCAAGAACTGCCCCAACCAAACCTACGAGAATATTATTTTTCATAGACATATTCCGATTCAGTATAGATTGGTCCCGGAACTACAACCTCTGCCATAGAAGTAGGACACACCTGATGCGTATGTAGACCACCTGCTGCACCAGAACCAACTGCTGCACCAACACCAGCACCGATCATAGACATTGCAACATCACCATCAGACAATACTGCTAAACCAACACTGCCGACAATAGCACCAAGAGTAGCATAAGCTGGAACTTCTGGTGCATAGTATACTACATCTGCACATTGATTAAGTTGTGGGTATGTGTTTACTGCGCAACCCGAAAGTGCCAGCATTGACACTCCACCAATAATAACTGCTTTCATTTTATTTTATACTCCTACTAAGGTATGGTAAATGTCTTCCCAGCCCGTTACACGCTGGTCAAAGTCGAACTGCCGATTATGGGGCAAATCAATCATGAACGAATCAAGACCAAGTTCTTTACCCAACACAGCATTTTTATACTTATCTTCTACCCAAACACAACCTGTGTCACGGTATTGCTCAAGTGCATCATCTTTATCTGCACCAGTATCTAGGCAGACAAGTTCATCAATTACAGTTTCACCAAACAGAGCATGAAGGTTCTGTAGACGTGCTTTGTAGGCATACTTGTTCAAGGACATAGAAGTAATAACACGCAGAACATATCCACATTCTTCGTGCAACTTCTTTACATACTTGACTGCATCTAAATGTGGGGTGAGATATGCCATAGCAGCAGAGTTGTTAAACTCACGAACCAGACCTTCACCTGCTTCTTTGTTAATAAAACCATAACGTTTCCAGATAGCATATCCGGTATCGTCTTGTTCAGTGTAACCACGGTCTGCCATAAACTCTTTAAAACCAAAGAGCCAGTCCAGCAGAACACCGTCACAGTCAGTTAGAATTACCTTATCAGCAAGGTTACTTTTCATTAGTCAGTTGCTCCATCAATATCTACAGCGTATTCATCTACTTCTGTAACGTTAAAAAATGTTGATTCATATTGAACCAAATCATTATAGTTCTTTTCACTTACCATATAAGGTGAATGCTGCACCTCAAACTCAACCCGACTATGTATGCGTTCTGATAGATACTCATCAGCTTCCCAACGAGTATCAAAAACTTTTACAGCAGGATTAGGGTCAAGATAATCCACAGATTCAGTAACTTTAAACATTAGACGTTCCTCGGAATGTAGGTCATTTCTTTACCGTATATACTATACCACAAAGGATACTCTTTGGCAAGTAGTTCATGCAGTTCTATTCGTTCGATAGAAGTCATTTTTTGTAGAACACCTTCCTCAGACATATTATTCAAAATACCTTGAACCTGTTCTGATTCCCACCTTAACTGTGCGATGCGATTCCGGTCTTTAATCCATTCCCTGATATGTTCATCAATATAAAATACAAGTGCAATCATGGATACAGGCCAAACAAGAGACAAAACAAACAAAAAACTCATCATCCTTCAATCCTTTCTACAAAAAAGTCTTCAGTCAACCAACGAATATCACCAGTTTTAGGAGAACCTAACAGCAGTCCCTCAAAAGTTCCGGGACGCTTCTCAAGAACTTCCCATACGGAACCATGCTCTTGAATACGTTGCTTACCTTTCTTGGTATGCCCTTTCAGATGATATATCATTATTTACTCCTAGCATATCTTTAACATCTTTAAACATTTTGTCTAGTTCTTGATCAGAGGCACTGCTTACATCATCGTCCATTATATAAGCAGCATGACCGAAATTTGCCAGCTTTTGTCCAGCAGCGTCATTGTCAAGAAGAGTAACAACAAAGTATTTGGATTTCCAAATGTCAATCAGTCTCTTCATGTGTTTGGGATTATTAGAGAGAGTAGCAATAGCCTGACAACCCAAAGAAGTTAATCGAGCAGCGTCCATTACTCCTTCAGTAATAAACAAAGCAGAAACATCTTCTTTTAAAGAATGATGCCCCCAGTAGCCTAACTCGCCCTTAGTAACGTAAGTCCAGTAGCGTGATTCGCCTCGCACGTTGTTCTTTTCTTTACTTGCGTCTGGCCGGTACTCTTGATAACCAGTCATCTTGCCTGAAGCATTGTAAAGAGGAAAGGTTATAACTCTTTCTTCTTCATCGGCTTTACAGCCGCAGTCGATAAGTTCTTGTACAGTGAACTTACGTTCAAGGATCATGTGATCAATTAGAGGCTTGGTCACTAGTATGCCCTTTCATGTGGTAAATCATTATTTACTCCTTTCGTTAAAGATCGCCTTCGTCGAGTTCGTACACAGGATTAAAATGGAACCAGAGAATAATTCCAAAAAATGCTACGTTGAAAGCAATCAAGCCCAATAGTTCAATCATTACAACTCCGCTTCTTGAATGTTGATTATTTCATATTCAATGAACATATCTCGTAGTTGCTCTTCCGAATAAGCACGAAGGTATATCCAAACGTATTGGGATGCATTAGGATTCCAATATTCAATACAAAAGCGTTTCATTACTCAACCTCTACAATCTTGCACTGAACTTCAATGCCGCATGCCTTCATGCGCTTTTCAAAGTCACGCATAAACTTCTTGGCTTGACGCTCAGAAGTGATTGGCTCAAACAGACCAAAACGAATACCGTTACTGACTGCATCACGAATTACAAAAGACTTCTTTTTCATTAGTCAACCTCTACTTCTTCAATACTAAACTTAATGTCAGGATTCATCTCTTCAAGAACCATTTTCAGTTCAGCAGCGTTACCGGGGCAGGTTTCTTTACTGACAAGTTTCATGTCAGTCATATTCATTACCCAAAACTCAGTCATCTGTCTTATTCCTCAATAAGTGCTTTAAAGTCTGCAAGCATACCTTCACAGGCAGCAACAGCACGGTCACGTTCAACAGGGTCTTCAATCTGCTGATACTTAGCAAGGTTTGCTTCACAAGCAGCAATGTAACTTTGAATCTGTTCAAGCATTAGTCAGAAACTCCTTTGATTTGTGTGCGGATCACGCCCTTTTTCTTACCAATGTAGTAGAAGAACTTTTTGGCAGAAGTGTGGTTATCAAAAGTTTTGGTGTGGTTAGGATAGTTGTAGTACTTGTAAGTAACTGTCCACATTTTTCGGTAACCCTCTTTTCTCTGTCTTACATACTTAATATAGTATCTTCAGAAGGCTTTGTCAAGTACCAATCCGGACTTTTTCGTGTTTTTTTCCATTTTGCGAATTTAGATTTTTCTGTGATATAAAAGTCACGGTATGCAAGCATAGTCTGTGGAGTAGGACGTTTGATTTCATCAGGCATACATTGCGGGGGTGGAGTCCATCCACCTGTCATCTTCATAGACTTAGGTGGAAGTTGCAGGTAAGGTAGGACAGTAATAGCAGTGCCATGCTGCTTACCATAGCGATACTCATACTCATCGGCAAGAGCATTCATCAAATCTTTTGCCCAGCCATAATGCTCTACAGAATCACGAATCCATACATTAGATGGATGCTTGAAGTGAACTGCTTTGTAAAGTGTGTGTTCTAGAACAGGGTCAGGATGGACATAGTAGTCTACCATACGTTTACCTGATACAGATGGTCGTTTTGTTTTCTCACCATCTAACATACGATGTGCAGTAGAAAGCATCTGTGCAGTCTCTAGCAGCATCTTATGGACATGTTGGTCACAATGCATCTGTGCTGCTATGATAGGGTTTGGATCAAGGTAAAAGATATTCATGATTTATTCCTGTGTTTAGTTCTTCTGATACCATAACCTAATCTTTTCATTATGTCAAGTCTTTCTTCATCAGAATAACTACGCCATTTAGCAATCTCTTCTAGAGTGCGGCCGCACCCTGCGCATTTGCCTTCTACTATTTTACAGATTGATACACAAGGTGTGATATACATTATTCATCAATGTCCATAAAAATCAATAATTCTTTCTAAAGCATGAATGTCTTGAACGATATCGTCCCAATCCCATTGATTACGTACTGTCCAGCCTTTCATATCTCTTTTCTTGTTCATCTCATCTCTAGTTTCTTTACAAAGTTGTAGGCTATACTTTAGCCTTCTTAAAGTTAGGTCATCTGTTGAGATTGTTTCTGTTCGGTACAAAGGTGTTTCCTTTTCAATCAAATCATCCTCTTGATCATACTTTGCTAACTGATCTAAAGACTTAGACTGTCTGATAATCTGCCTGATACGGTTGTCAAACAAAGACTGTGGAATATGACTTACTTGCTTACCATCTTGTAATAGCCACAAGCCATCTTGATCATAGTCTAAAGTGTAGTCCAATTCTTCAGGTTGATTTTTTAATAACTCAACAATTCTTTCTGCTGCTTCCAAATAAAGATTACCTTCAGGTTTGTCTTCGTCTTCTGAATATACCTTTTCCCAGTTTCTTAGACGTTCAATCAGTCTTTTGTCATAACTATTCATTATCTTCCTCTTAAGTTTTTGGTGCGGACAGTGGGACTCGAACCCACAAGGCCAATTGGCCGACGGCTTTTAAGGCCGTTGCGTATACCTAGTTCCGCCATGTCCGCATATAAGATTATTCACACAAATCATCATATAAAAGAGTATACTTCCTATGAGTGCTGGTGTCAAGAGAAAAGATTCTCCAAAATACTTTTGCTAACATATTTCTTCTCCTTTAGTTTATAGATGGATAATACATTATATAGATACGAATGTCATGAATAAAAAGACCCAGAGAATGTATATATTCCCCGGGCCCCAAAAGTAAACTTATTATAGACTATAATTTAGAACTTGTCAAGTATAAAGTTGATCCTCTAAATCTTTTATTGATTTACCCAGATATTCTCGTTTCAATTTCATATTTCTTACCACTTTATCTCTCCCTTGTTTAATTAGTTTTCTTTCATAATGTTCAAGTTCACGATAATCTTTTTTCAAACGGTCGATTTGAGAAACGAGCATATAATGCATTCCTTCGGTTAGTTGATATGTTTACATAACAAATCAGTCAGGTGGCATCAAGTTTGGGTAAACCTCCTTGACTAAAGCAGCTGAAAGACCTTTGAAGGGTTTTTTGTTTTTCATCTGCAATACAATCTTAGCATCCTCTGGATGGATACCTTCTAAAAGATTAATGAAAATAGTTTCTCTCTTAATAGGACGAATGTTTTTACCTTTCTGTCCTACAAAGTAAGCAAAGTCTCTTGCCTTCCTCAAAAGGTTTGAGGGACAGTTATGGGGATCACAGGCGGTATATGGTGGATCACCCTCTGGCAACAGTAGTTTAATATTGGAATTATAGCAGCCTTGAATGACTGACTTAAGAGCAAAAGAATCGTGCTTCCGTAAAAGGGCAATCTTTTCTTCTTTCTTTTTGGTTGCTGCTACTTTTTGCAGAACCTCAAAAACATTCAATTTAATCTCATTCATCATCGTCTCTTTTCAAATGTTTCGCATTAATCCGGCACTGGATATATTCATTAAAGTAATCATCCCTTAGTAGCACATTATATTCAAACTGATATTTTGCTTCATAGTAAGAACAGTCACCTTTAGTTTTACAGAACCTTAAGATTTCTCTATAGTATTTATCACCACCGACTTCTTGGACTTGCTCCTGAAGTTGCTTGTTTGAACCATAATAACTCTTCCAGTCAGACTCTTTGGTAACATACTTAGTTTTAGTTCCACCAGCCTTGGTCTTTACCTTCGTTTTCCTGCGGTTCCAGAACAGTTTTTTACCAATGTACTTCTGGTTAGTGTCTAGGTTTTGTATCCTGTAGACGAACCCTACAAACTCTTCTGGAGCATGTTCAGGATCATACTCACCAAATTCATAATACCAACCATAATATTTCTCAGACATATAAAAGAATAACCCCAGTGTGTTTCAACTGAGGTTACTTATATTAGTCACAAAGACATCCTGCGTCATATTCTGAAATCTCATCATCAGTGAGTTCAGAACCACAATAAGGGCAGTGGTTAGGTGGTTCATCATAGATTAGATGAACCACACTCTCTACTTCGCAGGTATCACAGATAATACGGTATTTCATCGTTCTTCTACTTTCGATGCAAGAATAGCATCTGCCCATCTTTCATTATAGGACATAGCATTTTCAAAGGCAAACTCTCTGCCTCTAATACGAGACAAGAACTGCCCAGCAACTTTACCCATCTTACTATTACCGACAACTTCCTTTTTGTTCTTAGATGGAAAGGCATCTTCTCTATTAGAAGTTCCAATTAGATAAGCTCCTTTACCACCTTTAGGAACAATAAGAACAGAGTCTTGGTCATACTTTGCACCAAGCATTTTCAAATCTTTTTCAAGATTGCCTGTATCTTTTAGGTCAACTACAAAGAATGATGGCTCTGTAACTTCTTTGGCATTGACAGTTCCATATTGTTCAATATAGTTTCCGTCAACAGAAGTTACGCCATAACCTTTGTTTCTTAAATAACCTTTAAGTTCTCGGTTATTCTTTTTGTTTTCTTGTTTAGACCTATCATCACGGAATGTAGTAATAGCACCCGTAGTATGATCTTGAGTGTGTCTCCAAATCCTAGATAGACTGGATTCATTCATATCCATAGGTTTTTCCTTTCTACTTAAAAGTCAATCTCGCAAGCACCACCTGCACATGCAGCAGCACCAAGAGTATCAACATCAGTAAACTTCTTTTCCGACAATTCAGAAATCCATTCTACCTGCGTGTAAGACCTTTGAATCTTTTCCCACTTGTGAATAAGATATGCATCCTTCAAACAGTATTCGGTTTTCTTCAGATCACCTTCAAGGTATTTATGTGCGAATGCAGTAAACCTACGCACCCAATCTTTCTTCAGTGTGTTCTTAGAACTTTCAGCAGAGATATCTTCACCATATCCCTGTGCAGTCATACAACCCATCCAAAGGTCATCAAATGCCTGTAGACCATCTACAACTAGACCAGATGCTAATACAGCAGCCACTCCATACTTTTCAACCATTTTTTCAGCGTCGAGTACTTCAGTGTTTGGCGCTTGATTGAAATCTTTATCACCAGAAGTAGACAAGAAAGAAATACCAGCAAAGTTATCCCTATTGCTATAAACATATTCAGCAACATCATCCCAATCCTCTACTAGAATAGTATTAGAAACGTTATGTGATACTGTAGGGTCTGCGCATAGTTCTGGATTCTTACCAGTGTTTACCCAATGCTTTTGTGCCTTGGCAACTAAGTCAAGGTGGTCAGTTCCAATAAGTTTATCTTTCAGAATAGAACCTTGCTTGGGTGTAATAGGGAACGAGACAACAAAGTCAGTTCCATTAGCAGACCATACAGAGTCTTCTACCATGTTAGGGTTAGTCTTAGCAATCAACTGTGCAACTTCAGAGTCTTTGTTCAGTTGAATGTTTCTAATGTATTGCTCAGAGTGTTCAGCATGAATTCCGCTTGCAGTGCCAAGGAGTACAGAAGCATTGCCAGAAGGCTTAACACAAGTAGTCCGAGCAGCAGCATTAATACCAAGTAACTCAGCAACTCTTTTATTAGTTTCTTTAACAATCTCTGCACCCTTTTCTAGAATCTTGCCATCAAAAAGAATATCAGGATTATTCATCCATCCAGTGATAGACACACCAAGAAGTGCCTCACGGTCAAAGATTGCTTTTGTTGTATCAGGCAAATATGTAAAATCTGTATATCCTGCCTGTAGTGTGCCAAGAATAGCACCAGCTTCACATGCCTTGTAGAATGACTCTTCATCAACACACAGTCCACCGTTAATCTCTGTCAGGTTACAACCCTGCCAACCAGACTCACCATCAATCTGTGGGAACATACCAATCTCTACACATGGGTTAGTTGTATGCTCAGTAGATTCTACAAATACAAATCCGGGTTCACCAAACTGCTTAATGCTGTCCATGATACCCATAAACTGTTCTTTGGTAGTTTCTTTACGAACAATAACAGCAGAGTTATTAGACCTTGCACGTTGTGGATTATCAGTAAACCAGTTGCCTGTCTTGGCATTCATCATCTCTGTATCATCAGGAGAGAACAGACAAATAGTAGCAGACCGCCGCACACCACCAGACAGGACAGCATCAGCACAGTGCATAGCAATATCATAGACATGAATAGGACGTAACTGCACAGATTCCTTAGAACCCATTACAACACCTTGAATAAGGTATTCAATACGGTCAAGTGCCTGACGCAGACCATCTGGACCCGGTGCTTTAAATCCACCAGAAATCTTTGCGCCCTTGGGACGAATGTTAGTCATATCAAAGAATACTCTACGACCTTCAAACTCAGGGTAGTTACCACCACCAACAAAGTAAGATGACATAAGAACATCTAGAGCAGAAGCCCAACCTTCAATACTATCTTCTACAATATAACCTTTTGCTTGCTTCTTACGTTCTTGGATAGCAGGGAGTTTATTAACATGGTGGTTCTGGACAGAGAAACCTGCACCTGCACCACACAAAAGAATATAGAAATATTCACCAAAGAACGATGCACGATCTACATAAGAGGATGTGCAGTTATACATTTTCATTTGATGTTTAAGCAGCTGGTCGCCACCAAACTGTAAAGCACGTTGTGCGCCTAGAACACGTTTTTCTTTATATGCACTACTAGCAGTTGCCATCTCATTTGCAAGTGCAGTAGACATCTTATCTTTATAATAACCTTTGTGCATTGCCATTACACGGTCAACAGATTCATCCCAACTTTCATATCTGTTTTCGTCGTCAATATACCGTGAATAACCTTCATAGAATTTAGTTTGGGACAAAAAATCCCTCATGTCTAGACCGTTTGTCATAGAACGTACCTCTTATTTTGTATGGAGTTGTGTAATTAGTGTATTACTTATACTATCTTATTTTTTACACATTGTCAAGTTATTTTAGTTTTTCAACTGCCCGTGAACCAAACCAAAATGAAATGATTGCTGCAAAGATAGATTGGGATTGAGGATCCCATATTACATCAGATATTGCTGCCATGTCCTGTCCTGACCGCATTGCTTCCATTACAAGGACTATTTTATAGAACAAAAAGAAACCAAAGAAACAGTATGTGATGATTGGTCGCACACCTTTTTTAAGTCCTGCAAAGAACCCTGTCTCTTTAGAGATAGCAATATCATGTTCGATTAGACGTTTATGTTCTTCATGGTGAGCCATGTCTTGTAGATGATCAAACTCAGCATCTTGCATCTGCATCTTAATATCAGCAGACATTTTCATCTTAGCAAGTTCATGCTTCTGTTCACGACCTTTATTAATCGTCTCCAAAATCTTTGGAGCAAAGGAAGTGCCGAAACCTAGAACAGAACCAAGAAGTGCAAACATATTAGTCTACCTTTTTACGTCTTACGAATGCCTTAAACTTCATGTGTGTAGGAGGCATAGCAACATCAGCAGTAGTTGTGCCAGCCTCTTCGTTTTCAATAGTCTTCTTTTTCTTTTTCTTAGGATGGTGTGCTTCAGAGTAGTCTTCTAGGAGTGTAGAGATAGATTTTTTATCACCCTCATCAATACTCATTTCGTTTATTACAACCTCTGTATCAACCCCATAACTCTCTCTAAGGAGTGCTAATGCTGCTACATAGGATGCAATACGAGACTTACCACCGGGGAATGCACCAAGCAATCTTTTCATATTAAATGCTAGTCTATGGAAGAGGTTAAACGAATCTCTCTCAGCAGAATTTGTGATTTCTTTGTCAGTCCGTTTACCATTCTCATCTACAATACCAAACTCATAGGCTTTTGTCTTGTTGAATGGAGTTACCAACAACTTCAAAAATCTATAGGTGTATATGGTATCAGTAACTGTTGAAAGGGACATTAAATCTCTCTTAAAATATTAATAACTTTTGGGTCCATCGTAATACCAACTAGATCAACTGGTTCAATATACTTTAGGAATACTAAGAATGATTTGATGACAGGCCAGTATTTGTAATCTAATTTTAGTGCCATCATCTTTACACCAATCTCAATACCAAATACATTACAAAATACAATAATATGGTTAATCAGTAATCTTTCAGATAATTCCCCAGTTTCTAGATACCGATTGATAATTCTTTTGATATACTTGATACGATCAAGGTCAGCATAGAATTCGTCAGTACTAGAACACTGAGGATTATTATAATGTTTAGCAGCAACAATAAGATAGTTCTCTTCTGTTACCTCTACTTTTTCACTAAGGATTTTCATGATTTAGATTTGCGATTCAAGTGCCTCAATCATTTTTGCTTTAGTCATAGTAGAATCAAGTTCTACTCCATGAACATCAGCAGCATGCTCTACCAGTTGTGCCTTAGTCAAAGACCAATGATCTACATCTGGTTCTGCTTCAATCAGAGGTTCAGCAGTAGGTGCTGCCTCTTCAATAATAGGGTCTGCTTCAATGATTGGTGCTGGTTCTTGGATAGGCGCAGGAGCAGGAACATCGTTCTTTTGTGCATTCCAATACTCTGTCAACTGTCTATCAGAAAGTTTTCTAGCAACCAGAAGTTCGCCTTTAGGACTTACCCAACCTTTTTCTGTAGGAATGGCATTTTTTGCCCATGCAGGAGCTTTCAACATATTATTAATCCTTTAGTTATTCGTTTTCATTTGTTGTAATGCTTTAGTAATACCATCAATGATATTAGACTGAATAGGACTTACAAAAGAGTTGTCGCCATTCTTCAAGTTGTCACCCATTCTAGCAGGAGATGCTTTGAGTCCTGCTTCAATACTCTTTTTGTTTTCAGCAGTAATCTTTTCAATGTCCATACCAACTTCCATAGAGTGCTGGTCTACAAAGTCTTTTTCACCTTTACGAGTAGACAACTGCTTCTCAAATGTATCCTGTGTATTAGCATCTGGACCATGCTGTGCAGTAGCACCCGGTGCTTTTGCTTCATCCACAGACTCTGTAGACTCAAACTTCATGTCTTTCTTACCACGAAGAGGACTAGGACGTGCAGTCTTTCTTGCCTTTTCAGCAGCACGGCGTTTCTTAAGCGCCTTGAGATTAACAGTAGGTTCTTTATCTGCTGCTCGCATACCAGAAGCTGCACCATCAATCTCATTTACTTCATCGTCATCATCGTCTTTCATAGACTTCTTGATTGTCTTACGACGGTTCTTCAGATACTTGTCAGAAGAATCTACATCACCGTCGTTATCAACATCATCGTCTTCTTGACCGACAGGATCAAGTTTGTCTTCTTTCTTGGTCTTTGCTTTGTAGTGCTTACCTTCAAATACAAAAGTATCTTCACCTTCTGCAATAGCAGCAACAGTTGCTTCCATGAATGCTTCTACTTGCTCATCAGCAATAGACTCTGGCACCCATGCAGCACGTTCTTCAGACATTACCTTTTTCAAAACAAGATTATGAAACTCATCATCCGACTTTACAGGGCTTTGGTTCTTGCGCATGATTTTTTGATACTCTGGACCACCTGTCATTTTCTTCTTCAGGTCATGAAACTTTTTCTTTTGAGCATCAGTCATACGACTACCATAATCAACAGACTTTACTTCATCTAATTGATTGTTCGCCATTTCCATCAAGGCAGTTCTCATTGACATTTTTATTATTCCTTACTTATTGAACAGGTAGGTGATTAAGGTGCCAAAACCACCCACCACGCCTGTAATGATTATCCAACTAATTCTATTTATAATATTTACAGTTATCTGATTCTTTTGAACCACTTTCTCCATTTCACCAACTTTTTCATATAGGTGGTAAATATCTTTTCTTAGGACTTTATGGTCTTCTTCTTGATTGATAAGTTTTTCCTCAACTCTTGCCATCTGCACAAGAACTTCTGAAAGTTTATCAATCTTAGATTCAATACGGTCCATCCGTTCTGCGTTAGTTGCCATTAGTTATCTACCTTCGCACCTGAACGCCATTGGTAACAACTCCAATACCGAGCCTTCCATTTAGGACCGGGATTATCGCAGTTGTGTCTTGCTCTAAAGTTCTTACGACGATTAGGGTCATCACGTTTGATTTCCATATTAGGGTCGCCAAAGTTTACCTTGACCACATTACCCTTTTCATTCTTAACATATACAGAGAACTTCTTAGGACCACCGGGTGTTCTGAAAGGGTCGTTAAGTTTGACCTTCTTACCTTGATACTCAGACTCTACAATCTGCGGTGGTTCGTCTATGTAACAACCGAATGTCTTCATAGTTCTAAGTTCTCCCAATCAATATTCTTAGGAACATATGATTTCACTTTAGCAAGCATCCGCTTATTGAGTGTGTTCAAAGGTGGAAGTGACTTGCCAGCACGTTTAATATAAACATAGTTTGCATCTTTGACATACATGCCACCTGTTTTCTTATTAGTGACAACTTCAGAATCTACGCCGATTTTATTAAATGCAAATACAAGATCACCATCCATATATTTGCGGAGTGTTTCACCCATTTTGAGAATATCACCTATAGTATTAGATGCACCTCTATGAGTGTTCACTAGAATTTCAGTAGGTACTACTCTAGAACGTTTTTGGTTTTGCTTCTTAGCAACTTCAATATCATTGACAACCCAAACAATATGAATATTCTTTTTTTCGTAACCAAGTTCCATAACCTGCCTAGAAAGTTTCTGTAACTTGCCAGCATCTTTGAGTGTTGTATCAAAAATGATATTTGGCTTACGTTCAGAGTCAGCAGACATAACAGAAGCAAAAAATGCTGCTTGCTTTCTGTTTGGTAAGTTCAAAGCATCACCAATAATCTCATGTAACTTAGAAACATTCTCAGGCACTTTAAGTTTAGAACCTAAGTCTTTCAGGTCTACACCAAACTCATCTTTAACTCTTTTGTTAATGAGTGGAGATTTACCTGCCAGTTTTTTCAGTTCATCGGGGTCAAAGGACTTACCTTCAAGACCAATCAGGTTTTGCTGAATAAAACCTTTACCAGAACCAGCACCACCAGCCATAATTAACACGTTGCCGAATTTAGGATATGCCTTACCACCAAAGGTGATAAGTTTTTCCATTAACATTTCTGCTTGTTCTGCGATTGCTTCTTCTGTGAAAAACTTGAAGGATTTCATTAGTTGCTTCCCTGTAGTTTTTTACGTTTCATTTGAGCAATGTCACGCTCAGCTTGTCTTTTTTCTCTTTCACGTTCCATACGCTTTTTACGAGCATCACGGACTTTAGTAGGGTTAAACCTATCAACTGCTTTCTTAGCACCGTATCCTAATGCACCTAAAGCAGCACCAGCGATTGCTTTGTCTGTGCCAGTAAGTTCATTAGTCTGCCCCGGTGTTGCCTTGGCATAGGACTTGCGAATAGCATTAGTGCCTACTTCTACATATTCCATCAGTTTGTCATGGTTCTTGATAGCATAGGCATCAGCATCTTTTTTGTTATCAAACTTAGCAACCTCTTCACCGTCTTTATTATAGACGCAATACATATCACCTTTCTTAGATACATGTTTTGTTGGGTCCATCTCTTCATTAATAGACTCTTTATACATGTTCAGTTCATACTTGCCATTGTCCATACCATAGACTTGAACTTGAATTGCTTTCTTACCACCTTTATCTAAAAGACGATAGGTGTTGGTCTTACCTTTAGATGGTTTTCTAGGACCAGATGCAACTTTACTGTCAATCTCATCAGGGTCAACATCTACACCAAGTTTTGCCTTAGCATGCTTATATGCATGTTGCATAGCAGAAGAAAAGTCTCTGTGGTAAAGTTCATATCCTGTTGAAGACTTTGCTTCATCTACCTTTTGCGGAAGACCTTTATGTTTAGTAGAAGCAAAGTCTTCTAACTCTTTGGTTGACATAGACTTTGCCAAGTCTTTGACTGTATCAGACACCTCAGAATCTGGAACATCACCACGCTTATATGCGAGTGCAAGACCCATCAGTTTCTGTTGCTGTTTAGATACAGCTTTTTCTTTGAACTCTTTTAAAGTGATCATTTTTTTACCTTTGCCCATAAATCTTTATCTGCTGTTCTTCTAGTTTTGCCACCAGTAATAAATGAATTTACTCTCGCATATCCCCATTGCTGCGGTGTAGTTCCGGGTCTGTGTCCGGTTCTCCATGCTGCCATGCCACGATTATAAACTTGCTTTAGAATACCCAAGGAAATACCAGACTTCTCTGCCTTAGCAGCTAACCCTTTCTTTTCCTCTTCGTTCATCACTTCTTCATTTCTTGCATTTTTAAAGTCTTGTTTGGTAGGTGCGCCTTTTGATCCGGGTTTACGCATAGGTTTGCCAGATTGACGTTTTTTATGGATGTTTGCCCAGAGACCATCACCTTCATCATACATCTGTTTATACTTCTTAGTATATTTAGAGGTTTTAGTCTCAGCATCTTTATCACCCGGTGCTGGTTCATATGCAGCAGGGTTATCATCATCCATCTTAGCACCCTTTTTAAAGTGCGCATCCCTAGCAGACTTAGTAGACTTTGCTAGACCAGAGTAGTATTTCTTAGGTTGTGTTCCCTTTTTATCTTTCACATCAGGGTCTTGTGCAACTTTGTTCTCATACTGGATAATCTTATTGGGTGTCTTGAAGTTCTTCTTCCGCATAATCGTTTTCAAAGTAACCTCAAAGTCATCACCTTTGTTACGAATAACAGCAGGAATATTCAAGTCAGTTGTAACATCTTTCAGAATAGCTTGGAAATCACCAATCGTTTTGATTTTATTACCTTTTGCTTTCTGCACCTTCTTAAAGAACTTCTGTAGTTCAGCAACTTTAATCTCAGGATTATTACGGGCATCATTTACACGGTCAACAAAATGCCGAGTAAACTCAATATCAATATCATACTTTGCAAGTAACTTATCAGCAAACTTCTCTAGACTATCAATCTGAGACTGAGAAACTTTTTCTTCTAGTGGTTCTACATCAGTCAACCATTTGCGTTTATTCTTACCGTCCATCTCTACGATAACATAGTTAGAACCACAGTGAGTAATCGTAACTAATTCATCAGACTCTTTTACGATAACTTGTTGACCAACAGAAAATAGTTTCCCGTTAACGTAATCCTCACGTCTTTCTGAAACTGCTTCCAGCATAACATGTCTAGTAAATGTTTTATTCTCATTTAGGTTCATTCCTTTTCTTACAGCATTGAACAGTTCTTTTGCTAACTGATCAGATACACCTTTGGGAAGACCTTGAGAAAACTTTGCAAAGTCATTGTTCTGTGCGTTTGCTCTTTGCTTGGAAGCAGACATACCTGTTACATCATCTGCATCAGGGTCACGTTCGCCAGCTGATACAACTTTGATGGAGTCAAACTCATACTTACCATGACGGGAATCTACACCATTATACTTGGTAAGGAGTTTTTGGAATTCTTGTACTCTGTCATCACCAGCAACCATAACAAGGTTCTTGTAACCCTGCTTGTACATATACATGGTAGCATCTAGGAAGTTTTTAACAGAGTTGTCCATGACAATGTTCCGGGCATACTTGGGGAACATCTTACGCATGAACTTTACTTTAGTTTTATATTCTAAAGGATTTTTCTTAGCATCAACCGATTGGGATGCGAAAATTCTATAGTCATTGCCTCTAGCAAGAGAAGCAACTTTTGTAATTAATTTTTCATGACCAGTAGTAGGCGGGTTGAATCTTCCAAATGCAAAATATCCTACAGAAGATTTTTCTTCTAGATACTGTTTAAATCCACTAAGCATAAAATCAACGCCTTCTCTGCACATCTAGTTTACGTTTGCTAGGTAACAGTCTCTTAGAAATAATACCTGTTACTCTCTTTGCTTTATCTAGTCTTTTTTCTGCACGTTGTTTTTGAGATATACTCATACTACTCTTAGTCTTACCACCATAGTATCGTTTTGTCAAGATATCTCTAGCAGATTTACGTCCACGTTTTTTTAATCTATCAAGAGTTGCTGGACGTTTAAGAGCAATCTTGCGTTGTCTTTGTAGTTTTTGTTTGCGGCGTCTAAAGTCAATAGACTTCTTACGTCTAGCAGCAAAAGACAGTGCTTCAGAAATGGGAAAAGACTCCCCCTCACTAGGAGAGGAAGTCTCAGTAATTGAGAGGAAGTCTTTAAACCCAATCATTTTAGAACTTAAAGCCTACACCGACTTTAAGACCATCAGCAGTAGTAGTCCAATCGTTGACAGTAGTATCGTCATTGTCGTCAACAACGTCTACTGACCAACCATAACTCATGCTTACAGAAGCACGATCATTAAGAGCATGTTCATAACCTACACCGTAGGAAGCACCGGCCCAACCAAGGTCGATTTCACCAGCGGAAGCAAGGTCCATAGAAGCACCTACCCATGCATACTCACCACCGATAATACCGGGAGTAAGTTTCAGTTCTGGATCAACAGTCAGGTCACCCCAAGTGTTGCCGTCACCACGACCAATAAGGTCTGCACCGGAAGTTGCACCCCATGCATAGTTGATGCTGGTATCAAGTGCAGCCAACCCAAGGTCCATGCCTGTGCCTACTCCAACGGAATAGTCATCAGCAGTATTGTCACCACGGTCCATGAGTTTGAATTCTGCGTCTACACCGAAACCAGCAATTCCCAATTCTGCCCCAACTGTCCAGTCTGCATTACCTTGCAGGTCGGTTTCTACACCTACTGTTGCGTTGGACATAAGCGGGGATTCACTGGCATCTTGTGCAACCGCAGTAGCAGCTACAGTTGTAGCCATAATTGCAGAAATAAGATATTTCATCTATAACGTTCCTCTATTATTTACTCCAACCCTTGAGTATCGTTGGGTCAAAGTTGTTTGTTGAAAATTCATAGCGATTAACTAGTTTGACAGCATTGTCTCCCAGTTTGTCAATAGCTACATAACCTTCAGGTTCAGTTGACCTAAACCCGTTGGTAGTTTGTAAAAAAGTCTTAACACGTTTAATACTATTCATTTTATTTATAAGGATAAGTTTCGCAGAAACAATAGCCTTTTGTAGATCAAACATCTTTTTAAGACTTCTTTTATTCTCCTTTGAGAAGAATTCCAGTGTTTTAGACAAAGCATCTCTTTGAGTCTGCTTTCCCTTTTCAGATTTTCTTTTGTCAATCTCTTTCTGATACTTGTTTTCAATCCAATTAATAAGATTGCGAACATGTTGATCAGTGTCAGAAATGACAGTATTACTACGCACAAATGTATTATTGAATTGCTCAATCAATTGTGCGAGTTTCTGGTTTTGCTCTAATGTTCTCAGAGTAGAACCAGAAATTTCAGTGAAGAGTTTACCAGCACGGGACAGGTGTGCATTTACTCTATCAGTTTCTTTTGAAGACATAGTAGCAGTATTGGACAAGTCACGCAGCATAGCGTCCTGCTGCCATACTTTAGGTGTCTTCTTCAAGGCCTTCACGTTTACTCCATAGTTTGCTTTCATGCTTTCGAAGTCATCACCTGTGTATGTAGTGTGCCAGACTACGCCAATTTCTGCCTTTCTAATTTCTTCTGCATCCTTACTGCCCTTTTCGATAGCATAGACAATTGTATTAGGATGAAACGTGAGGTAATCCAATCCAGCGACCTTTTGGGATTTAAGATCAGATTTTGTAAAAAGTAAATCACCTTGAATAACTCCTTTAATGCCAATATTAGCAAAATGCTTGAGTGACAACTTTAGTTTCTTGGCAAGGTCGCCAGAAGTATCAGCATCAACTTCAGCATCTGTCTTGTATACTTTAGGGTTCTTGTTAAAGATACCTTTCTTTGCTACAAAGAACTTTCCGTCTCTAGGGTCAGTTCCTGCAAAGATAGCAGGTGCGCCATCCCACTTTACACTGACATTACCTTTATCAACACCAGACAGCATATCACGCAGAGAACGCAGTGCATTAATTGCATCCCGTGTACCATTCACACCACCATAGAGAACCTTGTCCTCAATATGGGTCATGTGTGTATTCTTCTGTTCGTTGATAAACTGTTTAAACGAAATCATTTATTTTCTTTTCTTAATGTAAATAAGGTTGTTTTGGGATTAGAATCATCTACTTTGGCAGTAAGACCAAACTTTTTAGCAAATCGTTGTATCATTGTCTTATATAACCTCACCCTGCCTTTACTATCTTTACCACTTGCTCCCTTTGAAGCCTCAAAGGAAAGTTCTTCAAAATCTGCCTTTTTCATAAAATCTTTAATAATATCAAAAATTGTAGCAAATACTTTAGGAGCATCACCTTCACCAGTAGCAGCATATCTACCATCTTTAGTAAATTGTAGATTGTATTCCATATCATCTTGGTATAGTTTAAAAAACTCTACATCAAATTTACCACCATCAGCCGACACAAAGGAATAGTAAAATATACCAGATTCTTTCTTCCAGCGATAAGGTTTATCAAAAAGTTCATTAAGATGCATTCTAAATGTCTTCATGACTTCATTATTCTTTCTGCTGTAGCAAAGGCATTCTTTGCATGTGGGTGTCTAGGATTGATAGTCACAGTCTCACCAGCTGTTAGTGCGCCAAGGTCTACTGCTTTACCTAATCCATCTAATGCTTTATGTAGTGGGTCTTTAGCATCATACTGATTACCTTCATATCCCTTCTTACCACGAACTTCAGCCCAGCGCAAGTCACCAGAGCGATTTACACGCAGCACATCATATCCTTTAGTTCTAACAAACTGAAGGTAAAATCCCTTTTTCTTTTGTTCTGTGAAAAAAGATTTAAATGTCTGCATTAGTTGTCCAAAACAATCAAATCAAATAATGCACTTATGTAACCAGAGGCGGATTGGTTTTCTGCTTTGATTTCAATATCAGTTTTCTCTTCAAATTTAATTGGGACATGATAGTCATAATGGACAGGATCACCTGTAGAAGCAAATTTACCTTTAGTGTTAAAGGTTCCACCAAACGGCCGTGCTTTTAAAGTGATAATTGTATCATTATCTTTCTTAGTTGGTGCGGCATGCAAATGCTTCATATATGCAGTTTTATTTGCAGGGACTGTATAAACTGCCATAAGTGTTTGACCTTCACCTGCTGTAACAATAGCAGCTTCTTTGCCATTAATTGTTGCTGTAATATCTGCTGTGTTGGTTCCAGAATGATTGGTAACCACACCCCTAAACACTCTAAGAAAAGACTCTGTGCCAGTGCCACCAGCTTGTGTGCCTGTAATAGACTCTGTGATTAATTCATAATTACCATCTAATCCTTGATACTCTACAATTGCACCAGAGTCAGCAGCACCTGTAGTTACTGTAATAATTCCGGCTGAAGTTGGGTAGGAATAATTACTATCACCATCCCATACAGTATACGAATTAGTAGTTGCTCCGCCAAATCCAAACTTATTGATGTGAGAAACACCTTTGGTATCACCACTAGCAATATGGATTGCTTCTGCTAATTGTGAATTGTCAAAGTATCTATTAGCCATCAATTATCCCATGAGATTAAGTTTGTTTAGATATATTTATAATCATTCGAGTTTTAGAAATGGTCCTGCAAAAGATGCTTTTGATGCAGAATACAAATAAAGGTCGGTGATAACTTCATTTCTCTTTTCTTTAGATAATGATAGCATGCGATCAACCAACAATACTCCTAAGTATTTAGAGTATCGCCATTGTTCATTAGCAGATTCCCATAGTTTAACAAACTCTTCTTGTGTATCAGGTAGGTTCTTAGTCTTAACTCTTTTTGCTGCATCGTAGAAATCTTTGTAGTATCTAGTATCAGGGTTCTTTGCTAATCGAGCAGAATCTCTACTTTCTGGTAACTTATCCACACCATGAATACCTAAAATATAGTTGGTAGGTCCAAGAGATACTTTACCTTGGTTAGCATATGTTCCTTTACCTTCACCCTGCCAGCCTGTTAATGATCCAGAACCAAAACTTCTAAACTGTATTCTACCATTAGAATGTTCAAGGTATACATCCATACTGTCAAGGATAGAGTTTTTGTTAGTAGCAACTACTTGCTCTCCAAGATATTCGACTGTAACTTTATCATCATCTTTGATATTGTTATCTGTTGCCTTTACAGTGCCAGAAATCTTTTTCAAAGACACTCCAATAATGTCATGTGACTTGTAGTATTTTACCATTAAGGTATTGAGTTGCTGTAAAGTTTTTACCTTAACTAGTTCATTCTTGACAGCATCTTTACCTGCTTGAGTAAACATATACATGTCAGCTGGTGACCACTTGTTAAGGTTTACTCTAAAACCTTCTTGGCGGGTCATTCGTCTGACAATATTTTCAATCATACCAACTAAAGAAGAACCTCTATGGTATTCATACTTACCTTTCAAGGCATACTTCTTATGTAGATAGTTTGCTCCAAGGATAGATGATTCATGCCAGTCTTTAGGCAGGTCCAACATCTTTTCAAACTTTTCAGAAACATCACAATACTTCATAGCATCTTTGAACTGCTGCTTAGTGATAGGTGCATCTAATGGGATTTGCTTTTTAAAGACATAGAAAGCCAAAGAGGCATAAAGACATTGTGCAGATTCATTACGTTCTGTCTCAGCAGCACCTGCACCAGAACCTTTACCACCACCAAAATCAGGAGACTTGAACAACTTACCCAAGTTGAGTTGCTTTCCTCCTTTTGTTGTCTTAAAAAGATTTTTGCCCCGGTACTGTGACTGAATTTTTGTGATACTTCCTGATTCAAATAGGTTTTGAATATTCTCATCAAGGTAATTCAAAACAACTTCACTACCAGAACCATCCAAAGAAAATGGTTCTTTATTTTTTATCTTGGATACAAGCACAGTCCATCTAGGAGTAGAACCTCCCGGTAGATTTTTTTGTAAATCAGCAAAAGTTAATGCAGCCATTGTTTTCTCTCAGTTGGTATATTATTTATATCATATAAAAGGAAAGGGGGACAATCCCCCTTTTATCAAAGTCCTAGAACTTTTTCTGCTTCTCGTTTGTCTTTAGGGAGACTACCACCATCTCGCAGATGGTCTACAACCTGTTCAAAGTAAAATGCTGCATCATCATACCCTGCACCGTTCAATGCCTCTACAGCAGACTTGAAGAACAGCAGTGTCCCCATACCACTGTTATCGTTAGCAGCAGCACGGTAGGTGTTGCCTGATCGTTGATTGCTCATAGTTCTACCTCACTATCAAAGTAATGATCCCAAAACAACTTAGTAAATGCCTCAAAAAGTTTGCCATCAAGTGCAATCTTATCACTACCTACACCAAAATGCTTAGACCCAAACTCGCAAATACGATTGGTCAGGTCATCTTTCATAAACTTAAAATCATTCATAGACTTGCTCCTACAATAATAAAAATTGCTGCGACACCCATGCACAGCAAAAACATAGTCTTTGGAACCCAAGGATGCTTATCTTTTTGTTCTAGCATTACACAACCTCCATTTCTGTGATGCGATAGTTCTTTTTTAAAGACTTCATCATAATTTCAACAGACATATCACCAGCATCAGATTCATCCAATGCAGCAGCAGTGTTGTCAAAGTGATCAATCAGATACTCTTCTGCTTCAGATAAAGTGGAAAGAGTTTTCACCTCAAGCCACTTGTCACTGTAAGAAAGATAGTGTTCAACGATAAAGTGATTCATATTTTCTACTCCTGTGCAGACCAAAACTCATTCCACATTTCGTGGATAGTGTCAGTAATATACTGCACCCCGACAAGATTGTCAAGGTCAAAATTCTTGGCAATATACATGCCTTGCTCAAGGGCTTCTGCGATATCATCACTTTCAGCAATAACATCTGCAACTTCATCCCAGACTTGCTCTTCCAAGCCCATTACATAATCTTTCATCATACCCATAGTATAATCTCCTTTAAAGGTGTTGCCAAGGATTAGTTTCACGACCCAAATCTTCGTGAGTCAGAAAAGGTCCGTCCATCTGCTCTTCGATGGTGTAGAAGATTTCATCATTACGACCAACGAGTCGATTAACGTTCATGGCAACTTCTGCCATATCTACACACATGATACGCATACCAATCTCTTCTGCATTCATGGCAGGAAGGTTAACTGCGAACTGGAACTTTTTCTCGGTCATATCAATCTCTCTTTCATCAACTTACATACTTAATATAGTGACTGATAGGGCAAATGTCAACCCCCTAAATGGCATATTTTGTATTTTTTTTCAAATACCACTTCTCAGTCACAGGCATACCATACTCATCTTCATCAACACAGATGATGGCTACAGTCTTTTTGACATTACCATACCGATACCCATCAGCAACCCAAATCTTGTGAGGAAAGTCTTCACAGAGCCGCAGGTCATCATCGTTGACACTATACTCAAAGTAGTTTCCTACTTCTTTCTCAGTGAACTGCCCGATAGGCTTAACAGTGTGAATCCAATATGCCATTGAGATAACCTCTCCTTTTTTCTCTTACATTATTAATATAAGCACTATAGAGGAAGATTGCAAGACCTTCTTTCACTTTTTTTCAACTATCGTTTCGGATTTTATGTTTCTCTGCCCATGCCTCTTCGAAACCTACATCATTTGCTTCATGATTATACCAGACTCGTTTAGTGTAACTGCGCACCATACCTTTAATGGTTTCATCTGACCAGTCATCAGGCATTAGATACCCTTTGACTGACCAGAATAAACGTGCAGCTTCCTTCCTATCCATTATACTAAGAGAGCAATTTCTTCTGCCCGGTTCTCTGCTGTTTCTAATCGTGGAATATTTTTAGAATGGAGGAAGACTGTGCCATCATCTTCTTCTGCAATCAGTTCATAGGCAGAACCGTTCTTATATACACGAACAACTCCACCATTATCCTGAATCCAATACTCAGAGATTAATACTTTAGGCACCAGTCAACTCCTTATACCAAGGCTTCAGGAACGGCAAATGGTTCTTTAGAATCTCTGCACACTTTACAGCAATCTCACGATGCTCTTTCTGTGTGCCATTACCAGCACGAAGTTCACAATAGTGAATCCAAGAACGCACATTACCTTTCATGTACATGCGGGATTGCATATTACCTTCAGGTAGAACAGCACGGGCTTGCTCTTTAGCAATACCCTTTTTTAGTGCTTCCCGGTAGATACGTTGGGAGTGAGTTGTTAGAAACTTCTGTTGTGCATCCCACCATGCTTGTAGTCCAACATCATCAGTCTCTACAGAGTTTTGACGGTTCTTAGTGTCCTGCAACCGTGCTTCACGCATATATACAGCAAGGTCTTTAGTTGGATCAGCATACCGTTGTGAAAACTCTTGGAATGAAAACGAACGGTGTCGCAGAATCTGCCGTGCAATATCCCGTGTTGTATTAATTTCAAGAACCATATCAACCATTTCAAATGGAGACCAGTGCTTGTTATCAATCAAGTATTTCAGTAGTTTACCATTATCAGGATTGCTTTGATTATCTGGATTAGAAATTCTAGCACAGTAACTAATAATGTCTTGGGCGGACATTTTCTTCCCACTACCATCTTGATAGGCATTGACCAGAGAAGAGGTAATGGCAACGGGTAGTACGGTTTGGTTCATATCTTAAAGCCTTTAAATTTATCTTCTGCACCAGCAGGGGTTTTATCAAATACAGGAATACCATCATCAACTAAGGTTTGGTCTGATGGTTCAACGTCATATAGTCGCATCTTTGATCTATCTATGCCTACTACAAAACGTTTATTCTTGTTAGGGTCATTATATCGGTTCTTTAACTGCTTTACCATAATCTGACCAGACTGATCAAGTTCTTCATTAGATACCAGAGCAAACATCAAGTCTGCTGTAGCAGGAAGACCAAATGATTCTGATGTATCCTCTAGACCCGGATCAGAGTTTCCATAACCAGAACGGGTAGTCTGTGTAGCACTGAGAACAGGAACACCAAACTCTACAGCAAGACCACGAAGTTCTTCAGCAATAGCTTTGATGTAGGTATAGGAGTTGATTGCTCCACCCATAGACTTCATACGAGATGAAGAACAGATGTTCAAATAGTCAATAAAAATAATGTCAGGAATGAAAGAACGTTTTAGTTTCAACTCTTTAAGCAATGCTCTAAAGTGTCCAACGTGAGCAGAACCAGTAGGATATTCTTTTACAATCAACTTGCCTACAGTTTTCTTAGCAAGATTATTCACCTTCTCAGTAAACATAGTCTTAGGCATTTTATCTAACTGATCAATAGGAATGTCCAGTAGGTTAGCATCAATACGTTCTGCAATACGTTCTTCTGCCATTTCCATTGTAATATACAGAACATTCTTGCCCTGAAGTAAAGCATTAGCACCGACATGACACATGAATAGGGACTTACCTACACCTGTGCCAGCCAGAGCAATGTTCAATGTCTTATCAGGCAAACCACCCTTGGTAATCTTATTGAGTAGTTCAATATCAAACGGCAGTTTGTCTTCTACACGATTATAGAACTCGAAACGGTCTTCTGCATTGTCAATATAATCGTGGCCAATGTTAGTATCAAATGCTACTCCTAATGCTTCAGAAAGAATTTCTGGAATAGCATTCTTGGTCATGGTCTCACTTTTACCATCAAGGATATTAATAGATTCCATAATAGCAATATGCAAGGCACGTTCTTGACACCAGTTCTCTGTCTTCTCTAGCAGAAAGTCTTGGTCAATATCTACAGAAGAAAACACCTCTGGAAGCAAAGCAGAGACTTCAGTGAACATATCATCAGATACCTTCTCATTCTGTTCTAAGTCAATGCGGAATGCTTCTAGAGTAGGTAGTGTATTGTGCTTGTCTACAAATGCAGCAACCTGCTTGAAGATAACCTTAAGGGAACCTTCAAAGTAGTTGGGTTTCAGAAAAGGAACAACTTTCCTAAGATACTCTTCATTAGTCAAGAGTGATCGTAGGATTGTCTTGTTCAGGTTCTCGCTCATTAAATACTGCCTTTCCTTCGTCAATCGCTTTCTCTAGAACTGATACCATAATGTCACCCGCCATTTCATTCAGTTCTTCATCCTGTGTGACGTTATTATTAGGGGAATGAAAGATGTTATATTCAAATGACATTTGAGCGGATTCATTTTCTTCAACTTCATCAAAACTCATTTCACCAAACACCAAGATGGTGTCCTTATACTTTCCTTCAAGGAGAATCTGAACACCCCAGTCAACGATTTTATCGCTGACCGAGGCACCATTGACGCCTACAAGACGCCAATCTTCAAACTCTTTTAGATCACTCTTCAAGTTCATCTTTACTTACCACTTCAATGTTAGAACTGCCACCCTGTTTATAGTTGTTTTCTGTAAACTCTTTAAATTGAGTGGTGTTAATAATACCATCCCAAAAGTCTTTTGTCAACTCTTTTGCACGGTATTTTTTGTCTTCGACTTCACCTGTTTCCGGGTCAACTTTCGAATACCAGCCGTTAGAAGGTTTGATAACGAACTCTCCCGCCAGAGCAACATCAAGTAGACCAGAATAGTTATCGACGCCGCCTTCCCAAGTAACCGAGATAGGAATGATTGATTTTTCACGGACATATCTAGATTTCTCCACATTGATTACAAAGTCATATCCAACGATAGATGTTCCTTCTTTATTCTGTCTGCGACCCAGAATCCAGATATCATCAGCAGAGTAATAAAGACCAGTGCCACCTGATACAACTTTCTTAGAAAACATTTCTTGTGTATCATATGTATGAGCAATACCAATGAACGGAATATCTTTCATACTCAGGTGTGGTGTAGCAATACGGAAGACAGACTTGAGTTGCTTGGCACGGGTCATATCTGCTACTGCTTTTTCGTTTAGTGCATCTTCTACTTCTTTCTTAGAAGCCAAGTTACCCAACGAATCTACAACGATAATAACCTTATCACCTTTTGTAATGTTTTCAAGTTGGTTAGTCAGGTCAAACTTCAGTTCTTCAATGTTAGTAATAGGGCAGTGCAACACACGTTCCATATCAATATCAAACATATCAAAGTATGATTGTGGTGAACCAAACTCGGAATCATAGAACAGCATTACTGCATCAGGGTGTTTCTGCATATAGGCAGAAGCAATCTTTAAAGAGAAACTGGTTTTAAAGTGTTTAGATGGTCCAGCAAGAATAGTAACACCGGGTGACAGACCACCATCAATAGAACCTGACAGTGCCACGTTCATCATAGGCACATCAGTAGATGCCATTTCTTTCTTACCATAGTATTTTGACTTGGTAATAATCTCAGAATCCAACTTTGAATTCTTTTTGAGTTTATCCATAATAGACGGCATAGTAATTATTTTCCTTGCTTGTTGTATGCTTTCCACTGCCGACGCTTAGACTTGTTCTTGGGTCGTGAGTTATTTGACTTGCCAATAGAAGTGCGGGTGTGTGGTTTTGAATTGCCTTGCTTGACTTGAACGGACATGTATGGTTACTCCTTTTACATTTAGAAGGGTATTATATATCATTGGATTCTGTTTGTCAATCACTAAATGTATAAATATAAGACAAACACCAACCCAAGGCAAACACGATGATGAAAAAATTGTTTGCTGCTTTCATTATGTTGTTCGTGACTACAGCAGCTTATGCAGAAGAAACAACTTCCACTAATGATCCAATCGTTACAGAGAATACAACTACCAGCACAGTCACCAGTACAAGTGACTCTACTAACACAGTAATCTCTGCTCCCCCCTCTGCTATTGCACCTACCATTAATACAACAAACTCTGACATTTGCACTATTGGAGTGTCAGGTGCAGTTCAAACACAGATTCTTGGTATCTCTGCTGGTTCTACAGTAAGAGACATGAACTGTGAGAAACTTAAGAATGCTACACAGTTGTATAATATGGGAATGAAGGTCGCTGCGGTATCTGTTATGTGCCAAGACCCTAGAGTATTTCAGGCTATGATGGATGCAGGAACTCCCTGCCCTATTGATGGATTGATTGGCGATCAAGCTAAAGATGCTTGGAATGACCCTGCAAATCAGTATGTTAGACCGGATGTACAAAGCAATAGAGGTTTTAATGTTGACTCGGATACACGGACCACTCTTATCGGTGGTGCTATCGTTGTCGGTATTCTCGCAATACTCTTGGGCGGATAGTATATATGGTGTAACTAACAATGCAGCTGTCAATGGACTAAATTGGTCTATGACTGGAGTTCTGCCTGATAGTTCTGCTCCTAATGTTTCTTTACAAGTCAATGGGTTGACATACTATTATGTTATGTCTAAGAATCCAGAGGATGCTGCTAAAGTTTATGTGCGTAATGAAGACCCTGTTAATGGTGGGTATATCTTTGAAGAGGTAGATGATTGGACAGGAGTGCCGGGAAACTCAATTCAAAAGTATTTTAGGTTTACTCCTATTCCATCAGAGCAATGGGGTGATGGTAGTATGGAAGTAGAAGGCAACGGAACTATCTCTGATCCTTCTATGATTTACAACTACCGAATGGATATTACAGAGCCTGACATTATCTGCACAAATTCGTTCTTAAATCCATTATGCCCCAATTTTATAACTGATTTATATAAATATTTGTCTACGTTAGATACTCTTGACCCTGACAATGAATACTATGAAGAATGGTTAGCAATACAGGAATCTAAAAAAGCAGTAGTAGTAGAAGTTGAAGAAATTGTCATTGAAGAAGATGATGAATTAGAAGCAAGTCTTAGAACAGATTTGAGTATGGAAGGTCTGATTGATGTAGACCAAGAAAAAGGTAGGTTAGATCAAATTGCTAATGTCCCTTTATTAAATCCATATTATAATACGGTGTATAATCAGGGACTGACTGAATATCCTGATAAGCATGTAATACAAGACGATATACAATTGCCAGATAATAACAGAGCTTTGAGACAGTTGGCAGGAGATGCCAAACACTACACAATGGTGCGCTCACAATATGATAACGAACAATAACGGAGAAAAAAATGTTCAGAATCATTACGGCAGCTGCTATCATCGGTTTAGGTGCAGTTGTATCTCAAGCAGAAAGCGTTCCGATTACAGGTAACGTATCATCTAAATGTTCAATATACACAGACGTTTCTGGCGTCTATGGCAACCCTACACCTGATACACTTAGCACAATTCCTTCTGATGGTGGCGTATACCCTGTTGTAAGATACGCAGTAACTTCAGCAGACGAATTTCTTGCTAAAGTATCTTGGCCCAATTCCTTTGCATCTGCACCTTCCTTAACAGACTCAGTAGTATGGGACGGTGAAGTTACTGTGTCCAATACATCTGATGCTGGTATGTCAGGTTATGAAGCAGCAAAGGTTGAGTATGAGAATGTAACAGAATATGATTTAACTGTTGCAGGATCAACTTGGTTTCAGGTTGAGTCTACCGTTGAATATGGTTTCGGTAAGGCACTTCCCGGTGGTCAATACTCTGCTAATGTAGTTGCGGAGTGTATTGCAAAATAATGAAAACATTTATCGCAGCGGTAGTAGCATTACTTACAGCTACTGCCGCCTCTAGTCACGAATGGACACCTTCTTATCCACAGTTCAAACCATCTTTTATGGAAGGGATTGCTGTGACTACTATGACTATTTTCAATAGACGTAAAGATATATCCTATTATGAAGTCAGTGTTCTGGATGAAGACTGGAACCCTGTGCCGTTTGCTTCTACTAGAAAATTGATTAATGTTGAATACCTTGAAAGGCAGAATGTAGAGATTTACCTTAGAGAAGTAGACTGTGATAGAGTAGAATATATCTGCACAACTTCAAAGATACTAGAAAGAGATGCTACGTCTTCTGGCGTCGATTCTAGAATATGCTCAAGGGTGTAATCAATGATTAATTATGGATATGTTAGACTTTTCTTATTTGCACTTATAATGGTGCTACTTTATTCTACTGTTGCATTTGGCCAATCTGGATCAAGTTCACTAAACTTGTCCCTGCCTACAGCACCCGGAAGTTATCAAAATGATAGGTTCAAAGCAGGTGATCTAGATTGCTCTAATGCAATTGGTTCCGCTACAAATTTAGAATTTGGCGTAACTGGCATTATTGGCAGAGGATATACTGATCCTCTTGGTGGTTATGTAGACTCAAGGGTCGGAGATGTTGGTATCTTCGCCCGTATTGTTATTCCTTTAGGTCAAAAACCCAAGTCAAGAATTGACTGCAACAGACTTTATGAACTCGAACTGCGCAAGAAACAGTTGGAAGTGATGCGATTAGAACAAGAATTGCAACAACTGAGAGCATTAGCGTTCCAGTAGGAGAAGTAAAGTGTACGAGTATAGAGCGAATTTAGTTAAAGTGGTTGATGGAGACACAGTAGATGTTGATATTGATCTAGGATTTGGAGTATGGCTGCGTGATGAACGTGTTCGTATTATGGGCATTGATACACCAGAATCTAGAACCAGAGATAAGGTTGAAAAGTTATTCGGTCTTGCAGCAAAGAATAGAGTTAAAGAAATGTTAGAAAAGAATGTTGTTCTTAAAACATTTGCTGCTAAAGACGGTGAAGATATGAAGGGTAAGTTTGGTAGAATTCTTGGTGATTTCTTTATTGAGTCTGAAGGAAAACTACTGACTGAAGTTATGATTGATGAAGGCCATGCAGTACCATATCATGGTCAAAGTAAGGATGATATTCAAGAGCAGCATCTTGCAAATAGAGAAAGACTAGTAGCAAAAGGTGTAGTTATTTTAGAAGATATTTTAGATGAAGGATTAAAGTAATGGCTGAAGAACAAAAACAAAATCAGGTGCAACAACAACCTATTGATATGCCAGAAGGCAAGATGGAGATTTCTCTTCGTGTATTAAGCAATGAACTTATTGGAATTAAAATGTCTGTTGATGACATGAAGATGAAATGGGTTGTTATTGGCGTAGGTGCTATTGCACTTATGTTATGGGCAGCAGCATCATTCGGTCCATCGCTTACATCGGCATTTGAAGGTGTAGGAGGTTTAGGTGGCTAAAACGTTACAGAAAGACTCTATCTACAATCAATTTGATGAAGACGGTGACGGCATTGTAACAGACGAAGAAATGGCAAAAGCAGAACGAATGCTTCAAATCGAGAATGACGATAAGAAGCAGGATGCTCAAAGAGGTATGGCATGGTTTGCACTAGGTGGCATGCTTCTCTATCCTTTTGCTATTATTATTGCATCTATCATTGGACAAGAGACTGCCTCTAGTCTACTCAAGGATATTGCACCAACATACTTTGTATCAGTAGCAGCAATCGTTGCTGCATTCTATGCAAAGGAAGGAATAGAAGGAATGAAAAAAGAATGATGTTTATTCTTTGGCACTCTGCACTCTTAGTCGGTAGCATGGCTATCGCCTTTGTTGCAGGATTCATTACTGCAAGGCAGTTAAACAAGAAAGCTATCGAGGACTAAAATGGCTGAAATTGAATTCGCTGGGATCAAATTTAAAGGTGGTAAGATGGTAGCAGTTGCTATGGGTCTGTCTACATTAGTAGGTGGTCTCTATGGTGGCTTTGAAGTCTACAAAGACTATATGGATATGAAAGAAATGATACAAGAATATGTCGCACCTGATCTCAGCGGATTCCAAGAACAACTTTCTGTAATTGAACAGAAAATGCAAGGCACAGAAGAGGCTGTGTTACAAGCAACTGACTATGCTAGACAAATTAAAAATGATTTGAAAGATGATGTTAGTCGTATTGAATATGTTGTAGACCAACTAGAAGATGATATGCGAGAAAGTGAAAAGGAAGTTAGAGAAATGATTGATATTGCTGATCAACGTTTTGATAACAAAAGAGACCAACTCTACCGTGATACAGATAGAGAAATAAAACAACTTGAAGAAAGATTATTTGCTAAGATTCAAGAAGCACTTGACAATCCATTAGCAAATTAAATTAAATCGGCCGGGAGTAACCAAATCTTTCCTCTTTGTTGTCGGTATTTTATAACCAAGTTCTGTGAGGGGTAGCAGGTTCTACACCATACTCATCGTCAATAGCTTCAGCCTCTGCCCTCATGTAGTCCCCACGTATCCGCAGGTTGATATGCCAGCCATCGACCGGGGCCATCTCGGGGTATTCCATGCCTTCGTCGTCGGTCAGCATGACACCTGTGGCCTTGTGGATCAGGCCGATGGTGTCGAACGCATGGTCCTTGCTGTGCATAACCAGATAGGGATCGCCGTCAGGTGTCTCGACGGTCTCCCCGGTTTCCTCGTCAACGGACGTGACGACGGGCTGGTAGTAGAACGGCTGAAGCGCAGTTGCAGCAGCTGCTTCGTCGGTGAAGGAAAAGTAGAAGTCCCGCTTTTTGGGAGCTTCTGCGATGATTGGTTCTTCGGTCATTGTATGGCTTCCTCCTCGACATATTGATCTGGAAACTGCTGTTCGTGCGCTGCAAGCATCTCCTCTTTGGTGCCAAACTCCTGCACAACAGCGTCATCTCGGAACGACACGACATTATTACCATCGAGCGAGATTGCGGCGGAGTTGATGATGAAGTGACCGTCTGTTTTCGTAATAATCATGCTGTGCCTCCGTCAGTGATTGTCCAGCCGTCGTTCGAGATTAGGTTGGCTCTGGCCGCAGCCGCTGTACCACCTGCCGTGTATTGGGAGTTACCAAAGTCTGGCGACATACCATCAAACGGTTCTTGTGCGTCCCAGTTGACAAGAAGTGCGTCGTAGCGGGATGTTGGCAACGTCACGCCGGTCATGAAGTTGTTCAGATCGCCTAGACTGTTTAGCCCTTCAATGTCGAAGTTTTCGACGCCGATAACGTCTGTCAGGCTTGAGCAGAAACGGAACATATTGGACATAGACGTCACTGCAGAGGTGTCAAACCCTGAGACATCAAGAGATGTCAGACTTGGGCAGTTATAGAACATATAGCTCATATTCGTCACTGCCGAAGTGTCAAAAAGCCCTGACACGTCAAGAGATGTTAGGCTTGAGCAGTTAGCGAATATAAAGCTCATATTCGTCACTGCCGAGGTGTCAAACCCTGACACATCAAGAGATGTCAGGCTTGAGCAGTCTCGGAACATCTCGCCCATATCCGCCACTGACGAAGTGTCAAACCCTGAGACATCAAGAGATGTCAGACTTGGGCAGTTATAGAACATATAGCTCATATTCGTCACTGCAGAGGTGTCAAACCCTGAGACATCAAGAGATGTCAGACTTGAGCAGTCACGGAACATAAAGTCCATTCCCGTCACTGCCGAGGTGTCAAACCCTGAGACATCAAGAGATGTCAGGCTTGAGCAGTCACGGAACATAAAGTCCATTCCCGTCACTGCCGAGGTGTCCGTACTGCCGCTAGCGAAGCTGGTCATGTTCGAACAGCCGAAGAAGGCTCGACTTAACCGCTCCCACCCGACATCCCCGAGATTATCTACTCTGGTGACTTTTAGTCTGTCGCCGCCGTGGTTAAAGTAGATGTTAGGGAAGCTGCCGCTAATGCGGATGGTGTGGTCCCCAGCCGACGCAAAGGTGTGCGCAAGGCCAGCATCGTTGTATGCGGTAATGCCACTGAACGAGCCGTCACCCCAATCAATGCTGGCATCAAACGTGCCCACATTTTGACAGGGGATTGTGAAGGTTTCGTCAGCACCTGTCGTCGTAATGGTCATTACGAAGTCTGTGCCGTATGGCGTAAGAGACGCCTCTTCCAGTCCAGCATCCCCAACATCACCAGCGAACTGCCTGAACTTCCCGACGGTCCCCATGAAGTTGTAGGCGATCTGGAGGTTCGTGCTGGAGAGGTCTGGCAGTGCCGTTGGGGTTGTGCTGGCAGTCAGTGCCACACCGTCCACTGCGCCGTTGACGAAGGTGGAACCGTGGCGGGAACTGATGTTGAACGGGACGTTGATGCCGGGGGCGAGGGCTGTGTCACTCGTCTCGACGTATTCTGTGTTGCCGTCATCAGTCGTGAAGACAAAGCCGCCTGTAGCCGTGTCATGTGTGTCCAACGCCATGCCAACGCCGCCCCACTTGGCAAGCTGTGCGGTCATGGGAAGTGCTGTACCGTCACCCGATCCTGCGCCAGTAGCCGTAAACACCGTGCCGACCGTGTTGGCTTCAGCGCCGATAGCAGTGAAGTTTGTCGTGCCGACTGTTTCAATCACGTAGGTGGTGCCAGTGACGAAGCTACCAGCAGTGACAAACGTCGCCGAAGCGCCTACGTCTTCATCCGCATAAGTCATCCGCCCATCCATCTGGATCGAGACGGCATCAGTGTTCCACCCGAACTCCGCAGGTGGCACCGTGAGCGACTGACCGCCCCGAGTGACCGTCGAGCCGGACGTGGGGATGTAACTGGACGGGGTGGGGGCTGCTTCGAGTTGGAAGCCCCAGATGTAGACTGTATCCGCTGATGTAGATGATGCACCATAATAAGCAGAAGCACTGTCTACAATGTAAACGTTAAAATGAACTCCAGCAACAGAGCCATCCGTTACCATCGTGCATCTATACCAACTGCTCCCAACATCCTCAATTAACGATGTAACAAGATTTCCTTTTGTCCCCTCAGAGCCAAGTGAGAGGTCAAAGTTTGCGTAATAATTGCCGCTAGAACCATCAAGAATTTGAACGTAGCTGCCAGTGCCAGCTTTTGCATAGAAGGAGTATGAATTGACCCCTGATAATGATGTCAAAAACCTAATCCGATTTGTGCCGCTTCCAGAGCTTGTCAGCTTCACGGCACCCTGCGTTCCATCGGGCGCTAAATAGCCCGTCGTGTCATCAAGAGTAAGGCCCGTGACAGTCCAGTTGGTGTTGTCTGGAACAGAATGCGTAACCAAATTCGTCCTTGGCTCACTCTCAATCAGCAGCCCCTCGTTGACCCAAGTGCTGCCATTGTAAACGTGATGACCAACCCGAGGCAGGTACACCGCCGAGCCGTTGGTTGGCACGTAGGTTTCGAAGCCAGTGTCAGCGCCGGGGACTGGGGCCATGCCGCCGAGGTCGGAGCGGTAGACGTGTGCGCCCCAGAGGTAAATCCCAGAGGTGTCATCAGCGTCATAATTAGGATTGCCCGCTGTCGTCTCTGCGCTTGCAGGATAACCTACAATACTGTTTGTTGCGCTTGGTGCGTTGTGGTCAATCTCGCAGAGATACCATCCACCTCCAACGCTTTTTATTCGAGCATCAAGTCCATATACGCCAGAGGTGAGAGTTGCATTTTCAGTGGAAAGATCGAAGTTTGCACTGAAGCGGTTTCCACCTAACTCGTTAATCCTAAGACGTGTAAATTCCGCTACCTTAGCATAGACCGCAACAGTTGTTTGCCCCGAAGCTAAACCATTTTGATAAAGAAGTTTTCCGCCCGTGTCGCCCGTGTTGACAATCTTGTATGCCAATGTGCCGTCAGGTGCAGTTGTAGCGTTGTCCGTTACGGTTACGTTACTCTTACTCCAAGCCTCAAAATCTTCACTGTCTGTCAACAAATTGTGCGGCGCCCAGACGAGGTTGCCCGAGGAGTCGACCATCGTGCTGTTGCTGGTGGCCGCATAGGTAAGCTTGGGGCTGGTGCCCATAAAAGCTTTATTGAAAGAAGCAGGACCAGAATCTAAAACATAATTGTTGTCATCAAAGTCTAGAGCTACTCTCGGTAAAACTCCACCTGCTGAGTATAACCCTCTAACTAAAGCATCAACAGAAGTTAAACTTGACGTAACACCTAAACCCAATGATAACATTTTTTACAGTAATCCAATAAGATTCGTTGCGGTTGTTCCAGTAGAGAAAATTCTTTTAGCTCTAATTGGAATAATAGAACCTGCAATAACACCATTAAAAGTAACAGTACTACCATCAATAGTGGTAAGTTTGATATTACCAGAACCACCAACATAAATTGATCTTGTAAAAGTTGCTAAGTCGGTGCTATCACTTCCCGAGATTGCAAAAGCATCTTTTGCCGGGGATTCTAGGTGAGTTCTAAAGATATCGTATACGTCGCCCAATGGTATTCTCCTATAAGTAAATTATATAACACTATTTATATAATTAAATCGGGCGGGGAGCATATCGCTCCCCTTCTGTTTCTAGGCACCCCGAAATATACCCAAAGAACTTATGCTGCGAGAGCGTAAGCCTTAGGAGCTACATAGTTGTTTGCTCTTACTTTAGTTTGGTCCTTACGAGACCACCCGGTTTGTCTCCTGATGAACATCTTATGCCAATCGATTCCCAGTTCTGCCCCATAATTATTTATACTATCCGGTGTATTCGGTTGGATTGATTTGTATAAATAATGGTGGAGCAGGGGGTATTCGAAACCCCGTCTTGTTCATATTAATCCATCTATCATCAACTAACAACAATATTTATACCATAAAATGCGGGGAATGTAAATGAGTAAAAATGTAAACCTGATTTGCAAAAATTGTAGGGTGGAATTTAATTATCCACAAAAAGAATTCAATAGGCAAGTTAAAAAAGGTAGAATTAACACAGATTTTGCTTGTTCTAGATCATGTTCTACATCTTGGCGCAATAAAAATACTCAGTATAATGTAACCGAATCTCGGAAAAATCATTTGCTGTCTATATGTGATAATAGAAAAAGGGGTAATTTTACTTGGTATTTAAATAAAGCAAGAAACCGAAAACATGAATCGGATTTAACAGAAGAATACTTACAAGAATTATGGAATAAACAGAATGGTAAATGTGCCATCACTAGTTATGATATGTCTATATATTCTAGATTAACTAAAAACACACCATATACAGCATCTTTAGATAGAATTGATTCATCTATTGGGTATATAAAAGATAATGTCCAATTTGTTTGTTATTCTGTAAATCTAGCAAAACAATCTTTTGATAATGAAGTAATGCTAGAATTTTTTACCAGATAAGAAGTCATTGATTACATGTACTCACTGACTAGAAGCCAGACAAAGAGTGCAACGAAAATCAGTAAAGCACCAAAACCTAATACTAACATGCTTTACCCCACAACCCCATCAATCAACTCAACCAATTGAGGGGCATAAACACCTTCAATCTTTTTGGTGACCTTATATTCATACTTACGAATCTTACCAAACTCAAGGTCATAATGGTCAGCACCAGCAATGTAATTAACACTTACAATGCCTTTCCACTTAACCATACCGGAAGACTTAAACTGAAGACCACTTTCTTTTGCTACAAGGTCTTTAGCACCCCATGCATTCATTGCCCAAGGGTCAATGGTTTTGATTTGGGCAAGAATGGTCTTTGCAATAGTCATGTCAGTCATAGATTTCTCTCTTTCATCAACTTACATACTTAATATAGTGATTAATGGAGTAAATGTCAACCCCTAAAATGAAGTTTTTTTCAATTCTGCAACACGTTTGCGAATAGCATGTTCAGCAGAATTCAGTTGATTAATCCAGTCATAATCCAGATTACGTTCTTTACATTCCTCAGACATACGCCACTGAGAAATAAGACCCCATGCTTCTTGGAGTTCTGATTCATACCCTTCAATCACACAGGTATTATCTTGAACGATACGACGGGCAAGTGTGTGTCCATCAGTCATTATCTTCACCTTCACTCTTAAACAATTCAATCAACTTGGTACAGACTTCAGCATATTCCAAGTTTCCGTTGGCACGGTGTTCTTCCCGCTTTGCTTCCAAATTAGCAATAGTATCTTCTTCAGTCACTTTCTTAACCTCCTTGAACATCTTCAGTAGTAACAAAGAAAGGGTCATCCATAGTAGACCAAGGCTGAGCATCTTGACTAGCCGCAAACTGCGCAGCAGTCATGCCCCGATCAGACAACCAATCAGCAAACATATCATCCATAGCTGCATTAGCAGCATCAGCCGAGGCAAACACACCCATCATCCAGTCCTGACCGAAATCAACGGTCTGCCATACCATCCAAACGTTTTGCATCACAAATCTCCTTACATACTTAATATAGGGACTAACAACCTGTTTGTCAACCCCTATTTCACATTTTTTTAACAAACAGTGCAGAAACCAAACGTATCAACCAGAATCTGCTCACCTTCTTCAGTGACAATAATATCACCAACACTCAGACTGTGCATTGCTGCATGCCGTTCAATCTGGTCTTCTTTGTGACCAACATTACTAATCATGTAGGCATCATCAACATTGTCAGCAGTAATGGTTGCTACATGCTCATAGTAACCTTCTACCAGACCATCATAGACAGCCTTCAGTGCGTTACCACCATAGGTCATTGCGTCTTTCCAGACATTATACCGAGGCACATCAACACCTTCGTTGATAGCATCAACTTCAGCATCGGTCATAACAATCTGCATGATTTTGAACTTTTGCATCTGAAAAACTCTCTTTAAATCAACTTACATACTTAATATAATATACCTTGAAAGAGATTGCAAGTCTTTTTTTCAACTATCGTTTCGGATTTTATCCTTTTAGTGCAAACGATAATGCATGTTCTGCTTCTGATTCCATATTGCGAGACTTGTAGATAGCACCACAATCGTTGTCTAGTTCTCTACACAATTCTACAATCTCAAAAGATGTAATAGGATATTCTGCTTTGATAGCACTAGCAGCAATAGACACCATAATGCGATAGAGACGGAAGAAGTTACCACCATTCTCTACACCAGCATTAGCAATATACTCTTTACCCATATCTTGTGGAAAGAACTTACAATCTCTATATGACTTCCATGTAACAATATTATCAAGTTGATTCTTGCGATAGTTAATCACTTCTACCTGCAAAGGTTTAGGCAGAGTATCAATAAACTTCTTCTTGCGACCACCAACATGAGAAGGGAACTGCTTCATCAGTTCAAATGGATTAATATGTTCACCTTCATTCTTAAAGATAAAGTTATGAGCATTTGGATACTGAGCAGGGACATAATACATACGACACAAATCTTTAGTCTGTGCATCAACTACACCAAGAGCAAGATTGTTGATAGAGTGCCAAAACTCTTTGATACGAGAGGCTGGCACCATATCAGTCAAAGGAAAGACTACACGAAACTTTGGTTTGTCTTCTGTAGATGATGCTGTAGAGTAGCAGACATAGTAGTATTGCTTTAGTGGTTCTAGAACGGAATCAATGCTACCAGTAAAATCATCAACATCAATACAACACCAACTGCCCCAACCCATAACATTATCGTTAGCACGAGTCGTAGTGGATTTGAAGATAGCAGGACTAAGCAAAGGAGAAGAATCACTTCCACCTTTCTTTCCTTTCTTTTTAGATAACTCAAACAGCAAGTCTTCTAGACCTTGCCAAGTGTCAAAGTCCATCCGTCTGTGCGTTTTGTTATCAAATACGTTTTTAAATATAGTCAGAGAATATTTCATAGATGTAGTTATATCATAATATTGATATTCTGTCAAGAACTATATCAATTGATTTGCTCAATATCTTTTTAGCATATGACTGAGATAAGATTTTTTGATTGGCTCCCAAATAGTTGGATAGAAACATGCTGTGATATTTTGCTCTATATCGCTTTAGAATATCGTTAGCAACTCTAATGACCTCTTTCTGCTCATTCACGCTAAGACATACATCCTCAACATTTACTTGGTATGTTGTGATGACAGTAGGTTTTACATAGAGACATTCGCCATCATTATAATGAAATCCAGTTTTATATTTACCATTATCTAAAAATCCTATGATGATATTCGTATTGGGACAATCATCACCAATTGTGGCAGCCTTGATATTATACATAGACACATCAATATGATCGAAAAATTCTTTACCAAAAAGATATCCATATTTCTTCTCTAGCTCCATCTGAAATGATTTATTCTCAGGTAATAGAACGCAAGAAAAAGTCTGCTTAGAGTGTGATGGCACATCTTTCTTTTTGAAATGAAAAGCTGTAATACCCGTAGTAGCATCATCAAAGACAGGTTCATTCCAATATTTACAGTCAATAATGTTATAGTTGAATAGAAACATTTCTCTAGCTTTTCTATTCGACTCACTCAAAAAATTAGAAGGCACAATAAGAATACCTTCTTCGCAGGTTGGATACAAGGAAGCCATATGACACTTATAATAATCGGATTGATCCCATTTCTTATATGGTCGCTTGTTGCCATTTCTACATTTATTAGAAGCTAGATATGGTGGATTTGAAATGACAAATTTACCTTCATAAGAAGGCGGAGTCATTAGACTATCATTTTGAATAATATCTGAACTCTTGGGCTCAATATCATAAGCATAATATTTTTGCGCACCGTTATGCATAGCCCAGTTTATCAGGTCTTTACCACCAGCAAATGGATCGATTATCTCTTTATCTTTTACAAGATGCTCCCAACCAAGCAATATATTATCTGCATTTGTAGTAAAGTATTGCCCAAGATATTGCTTTTCTGTTGTTAGCAGGTGTCGCTTAGTTTCCAAAGATTGTTGCTCCAATTTCCTGTAAGGTCTCTTTGTTACCGTAGTATGCGTATGTCTTACTGTTACCCTTTTTACCTCCGTGCTGAGATTTGAAAATACCTTTTTCAATATTTTTGATAATGGTAGGCTTATCCATAACCATCATAACCAACCCATCTGGATAGAACATGGTGAAGATAAGACTTTCATAATCTTGCTCCGGTCGAATCTGAAGAAAGCTGAAGTTGATAGTATTTTTAGCTAGAGTAGAACCCTTTATCTCATACTTATGACCACTAGCAATGACATCATGATCAGTGCTAGTGGGCGACTCTACTGTATATCCCATCTTGGTGAGAATGTCACGCACAATCATTTCCATCCGTGCGCCTTTGGTCTTAGGTGACATTTTCTTCAGATTGCAGAAAATGCTATTTTCGTATCGTGGATCGACAACTTCTTCGGTTAGATAATTGGGGTCGATAAGATCGATAAGATTCATGGCAAAAATCTCTTTTCTTAATTAACTTACATAGTTAATATATCACAAAAAAAGGGGGCAGTCAAGCCCCCTCCCTTATTATATTAAATGATGTTGAAAGGTTTACCTGAAACATCAACCAGAGTATACTCAGTTGGCGCACCATTATCATTTGGATTTGGCTTCGTATATTGTGGAAGAAACCCTCCCATGCGAACAGGAAAATTACTTTCATTGAATTCAAAGTCATCACCTATCACTTTTGAAACAAAGTCTTGCATGACATTTTTCTGCATTTCAAAATCATCAATCCACTCTTCACGGAAAGATTGTAAATCTGCTATGGAAGGTTTAGTATGAGCAGAATATCCAATAATATAAACAGGAACATCATACTTAACAGAATTACTAATAGATCGCATCCAAGCAGATTGACTATCACCATCTGCTGCACAATAAAGAATAAACCCTTGATCTTGAATCTCTTTACGAGAGCGATTCTCAATACCAGCTACGGGCAATCCCATTTCTTTCAAAGCAGAACTTATATTACCTTTAACACCCTGACCACGTTGTGTGCTATAGGTCTTAAAGTTAGCGACAGCACTCTCAGTTGCGATTGCTTCTTTCTTGATCCACTTTTTTTGTGTTTCTGAAAGTGGTCTAGCAATAATCTCAACATATTCGTCAATCGCCTCTACAGAATTTTCTACTAACCCTTGCTGAATAGAGTTTACAACAGACTTGTAGTAATCATGCTTAGTTTGAAGAGCAAAAGCCCCCTTATGGTCATTTGACAGGTTACGAACAATTCCTTTATAGTATTCTCCCCGTGGAGAAGCAGTAAAGTTGTAAAGATCATAGAAGTAGACTTCCTGACCAAATTCTGTCTTCAAAACAGAAAAGCGGTGATAACCAGACAATCCTTCCAAAGTAGGGATACCGTTATAGGAAACAATAGGTGGTTGTTTATCTAACAGGATACCGTTAGATTTAAAGTCATTTATAAGATCCTGAAGATTTTTCTGGTCATTACTCTTTGCCCGAGTCTGCAATTCATTATTATAATCAACAAAAGCAGTAGGGATAATATAACGACCCATATAAATGACACCAGAACTCATCATCTCTTCCCATATAGGATGATCGTCATTTTCATGAATAGGTGGACAAAGTTCTAAAGTTTTATCCACTAGAGATTCAGAAACTCCTAATGGATTGTTTGCATTGTGAGCCTGCTTGGCCCATGCAGAAGTAATGTCCGAAGACACATGAGAAATTGTGTTTAGCATTTTTTGCCTCATATTAATAAAACTAAGTTTTTTCTGCAACTCCATGACAAGAACTAAGTTCAATGCGTCAATTGAAGTTACCCCTTATGTATACATCATACTCAAGTGATTGTCAAGCCTTTTATCGCACAAAATGCAAACTTTTTTCGACAATCTCAATATCTTCTGGATTATTCACTTCCCAGAAGTCAAAGTGTAGAGGTTGCAGTTTCATACAATGGATATGATATCCGTTCTCTACAAATCGCAGTTGCTCCAGACCTTCTGTGCGTTCTAGTGCAGTTTCTTCCATCTGTGAATACTCAAAGAGCGCAGATGGTTTGTAAGCATACATTCCAATATGATAATACATTGGAATCTTTTCAGATGATGACCGAACATTAGTAAGGTCAGCACCAAAGGGAATCATTTCTTTAGAGAAGTAGACAGCACGTCCTGTCTTATCCATAACAACAGTAGTGCCACCAGCTTTACCTTCAGCACGGCAGTCTAGGAACCTCTCAGCAGTCTCCATAGGCATACGGAAGGTAGGTGTAATAACATCAAATGGTTTATCATATGCAGATAGTGTTTCATACTCTTCCATCATTAGATTAAAAACATAATTAGGAATGAGTGGTGAATCACCTTGTAGATTAATTACATAATCAAAGTCTTGTGTAAACTCTTCACCATGCTTATCAATCAACTTGACCATAGCTTCTGCTACACGTTCTGTGCCGTTCTTGTGGTCAGGGTCAGTCATAACATATTCTTGACCAATCTTAATACACAGATTAGCAATCTCACGGTTGTCTGTAGCAACATAGACAGGCAGACCAGTGCGTTTACCTGTTTCAATAGTCTGTTCCAGTACGGTCTTATCACCAAGTTTCTCTAGCATCTTGCCGGGGAAACGACTAGAGTTATACCGTGCTGGAATAATAATAATTGGTTTCAATCGCATTATCTAACTCCCATAATAACACCCATGTCATGAATGACTTGGATTTGTTTAATCACTTTTTCATACATTGCATAGGTGAGACTGTTAGGACCATCTGAAGGTGCATTGTCAGGGTCTGGATGCACTTCCATAAAGATACCATCTACATGCCCGGTAGCAACAGCGGCACGAACAAGAGCGGGTACATAATTCCGATTGCCACCAGAAACAGTGCCAGCACCACCGGGTTTCTGGACAGAATGAGTGGCATCAAAAATAATGGGAGTACGATAATTCTCATGCATATACTGAAGACCAGTAAAGTCATTGACAAGGGTATTATAACCAAAAGAAGAACCCCTTTCAGTAATCCATACATTCTCTTCTCCTACCTTACTAATAATACCAGCAACATCCCAAGGTGCAAGAAACTGCCCCTTCTTGACATTGACAATCTTTCCTGTGTTCTTTGCTGCNAAC